ATAATATAATATAATATAATGGGGGCTTTAATATAATATAATATAATGGGGGCTTTAATATAATATAATATAATATAATGGGGGGCTTTAATATAATATAATATAATGGGGGTTTTAATTTAATATAATATAATATAATATAATATAATATAATATAATATAATATAATATAATGGGGGCTTTAATATAATATAATATAATATAATATAATGGGGGCTTTAATATAATATAATATAATGGGGGCTTTAATATAAAATATAATGGGGGCTTTAATATAAAATATAATGGGGGCTTTAATATAAAATATAAAATATAATATAAAATATAAAATATAAAATATAATATAAAATATAATATAAAATATAATATAAAATATAAAATATAAAATATAATATAAAATATAAAATATAAAATATAATATAAAATATAAAATATAAAATATAATATAAAATATAAAATAAAATAATGGGGGCTTTAATATAATTTATAATAAAAAACGTTAATTATTAAATTATATTAAAGGTACCACCCCCCATAACCCCCCATTTATAGGCACTGCCCACAGAGATCACACCACAGAGATCACACCACTGATCACACCACAACCACTGACCACAACCACTGACCACACCCACTGACCACACCCACTGACCACTGAGATCACACCACTGAGATCACAGACACACCTCACGGAGTCAAATGTTTGCATTGCAGCTTTCTTCAAACCTTCTGCTAATACCTGAAAGTTCTGCTCACGAAAAAAGAAAAGCAATTTTTCAATTTCTGGATGAAAAAGACCTACTGCGATGAATTGTCCTCCCCCTAGCCAAAATAACGGGACAACAGCCCCTAGAATACGAATTGGAAACCAAAAAACTAGTTGTAAAAAAATCGGCCTATAAGCAAATCGTCGAAGACCAATACCACAAAATACCACAAAATACCAACAAACAGCACATATCAAATACTTTAATGGCAAGGAAATAAAAAATCGGCCTACAAGTCCTCTTACTTAGACAGTAAGGGAGGTCAATCCTTATAGGTATATAAAGATATGGTCTTTATGAAGGGAGGGTTGTAAAAAGGGCCTGCGGCCCATATTAAAATCCTTAGACATAAATTTTATTACGATGTAAGTACTTCCCGTTTGTCATAAATAAATTATTGGAAGAATTGTTTAATTACCATTGTTCATCTTCATACATATTTTCTGGTACATCTTCGGAGGGACCTGTATATTCAGCTTTAATTTTTCTTAATTTATTTTTAGCTTCCAATACATATTCACCGTTGGAAAAAGTTTTGAACATAGCACCAAATATATTTGAAAGAAAGATATCTTTTTTTGGTATATCGGCAGACATTATAGCAACATTTGGATTTTTTTCATCACCACCTGCATTAAATTTAGCAAAATTGCCAGCTATTTTAGGTTTTTCTGTCCAACTACTTAAAGGATTAGATTGTGCAGAAATATTATTTCCAGATCCTACAACTTCTTTCATACTTGTTCCTCTATATAGTTTTATAGAATCTTGATTGGGAAAGGCTTTATTAAGTACGACTTGAGTTAATGACTTAGAGACTTGGTAACCTCTATCTAGATTTTGTTTTTGTTTGGATGATAATTGATTCCATTTTTCTTGTATTTGTTCATGACTTAATGTTGAGGTAGAGTCGAATTTTCTTTGATGTTTGTGTATTTTTCCTCCAGCTTGCATTTTTAATAGAGCTGCGCCATGTCCATTACTAGATTCTAACCAACCATTTTGCACATATTCTTGTGTGAATTTTGGTGCAGCTTTATCTATGATTTTTTGCAAATTGTCTGCATCTGATCCACTATATTCCATAGCTTTTTCCATAGCTTTTTTAGGATCGTTGAAATCATTTATGGCTTTTTTGTGCCAACCTTCTATTTTCCATTCTATTTTACTCATTGGTTCATCAAAATCTCCGCCATTTTCTGAGGCCCATTTTAATACTTGATGGTCGTCTTCATTTTGTAATCTTCCAGCAGTTTCGGAATTCAATTTAGTAACATTTGGGAAATTTTTTGTAAAATGATCTTGAAGTTGCTGATCGGTTTCTAAACCATTTGTATTTTCCAATTTGCGATAAGCGTCTCTTCTTTGAATAAGTGGATCATTCTTGAACTCACCTTCGCTTAATTGTTTCGATGTTCGGTTGGATATCTGATCCAACAATGACTTCTTTACTAAAGGATTATCGGTGGATTTGATTAGATCTATTCTTCCTTGTTCTGACATTCTTTTAGCCATGACTTCTCTAAAGAAACTTAACGGTTCCTTTTGTATAGCTTCTGCCAGATGTTTTGGATCCATATTTTTGTATTTAGCATCTTTTAATTCCAACTTGCCTATCATATCATATCCTTCATCCTTTGGTTTAATGTCGGAATTTATTCTATGAATCATGGAACCAAGTCTTCTATTTTTGGCCGCTTCTATTATTACCAATTCATCGGGATGTTCAAATATGTTCTTAAGTTTTTTTCCTCCTTTAGTGGTTAAGGGTTTCATGGCATCTTCTGGTGTTATAACCGATGCTAATTTCCGATCATTAATATCCATTTCTCCACTGTTACGTAGAGAAAGGACCTCTTCAGGAAATCTCTTCAAGTATACATTATTTAGTTGCATATTATTTTCTTCTCTTATCGAATTAAATTTTTTCCCGTCGACCCAATAAGGTTGTTTTAATACTTCTCTATTTTTTATATTTGAGAATGCCTCCCGTCTTACCATTAAATCTGAATCTTGTCTTAATCTCATTATTTGGTCTTGAGTAGCATTGCGATTACTTGGGATTTTGTCTCGAACTATACTTTCAGAATCTTTCATAGCCAGTTCTAAACCTAATTCGTCTAATTGTTCGACGGCATTAACTCTGTCCATAGTTTTTTCAGATTGCATAGATAGATAAGTACTTTTGAGATTGTCTGGAATTTTTGAAATGTCAACATCTTGAAATGTTTTCTGTTGAACTTCTTCTTTTGATAATCCTGTTTTTTTCCCTTTTCCTTTTTTTAAGGGTCCTGTTTGTTGTTTTCTTTTGACTTTTAAATCATCTTGTTCGATAGATACATCCATTGTTTTCTGATGTGTATCTACTTGTTGAACGTCACCTTTTTTGGTAATCCTTGTATGTCCAATGACAGTAACTTCTTTTTTAACCTTTGGTTTTATTTTCTTTTTGATTGAACCGATTTTTCCCATATAAAATTCCTATTTTATATATCTTTGTACTATGTTTTAATTCAAATTATTAAAGAATTATAAGTTCCTGATAGTCTTTTGGAAAATGAACATGGTGAATTTGTGATTTCGATAATTATTTAGATATGATGTTAGTTTATAAATGTCAAAAGCCTGCCATAATTTTAGTAAACTGGTTTAAAGCAGGTTATTGTACTTTTTATCCAAGCAACTTATAAAGATGTACATTGTAATGACTATAAAACATAATTTATGTAATACTAAAAATTGTAAATTATTAGAGGGGATGGAATTTTAAGTAGTCTTTACATTCTTTACGTAATTTCAAAATTGTGAGTTATTCATGTCTAGAAAAGGAAAAATAAAGCAGTTACCAACTAAACCGACGGTCGTAAATCCTCTAAAAAAGAAAGTACATATTAGAGACCAGCACGTAAATACTTCTGATGACAAAAGAATTAGACCGAAAGTCAAAAAGAATGAGGAAGGATTTTTTAAAGCCCCTTCTAAAGATAATAAAGATTCCAATTCCTACTTGAAGGATTTTACAATTGGATTGAAGGATCACGTTGATAAAAATTCAGATATGAGTCCTGAGGCAAGAGCAAATGCTATGATTCAACTTTACGATGCACATGATGCAACTTCCTCAGATTTGTTTAAGGGATCTTTAGGAGCCGTTATGGATAAGGAGCTTAACGATAAAGATTCCATGAATCTTTTGAGTAAGTTGGCATTTGGAGATGACAATAAACTTTTGGTAGATAATAGTGCTAATGTGAAAGTTAAAGGTCAGGCTTACGTTGCTATGGCAAAGAAAGTTCAGGAGGTGCCGATTGATCAGAGGATTGGTGCATGGGATAAATTTAATAAGAAGATGATGGATGAGAAGACAGCCAAGGAATTTGGAGATAATGATGTTTTTAGCAATACTGTCGGGGAATTTAATCAGGCAATTTTAGATGGCATGTTAGATAATGTTGATGAGGATTTTATTGCTGACGAAGTTTTGGTGGTTGATAGAGAATCTAAAATTTTTGATAGGAGACTTGATCAGGCAAAAAAAGGTTCCTCTGATCATAGGTGGAAGACCATTGAGTCCAAAGATCCGGAAAGATTGTATTATTTAGCGGATGAGATGGAGATTCGGATTGGCTATAGGAATGATAGAGGAGAAGATGTAATGTCTATGTTTGACTTGGAGGACAATAAACATTATGATCCTCAAGGTTCTGCTCTTCCAGATGTTGCTAATCCTGATCTTTTGATTTCTGGATGGGATAGAAATTTAGAGGAATATTCCACCGTTATGTTGGCATCTGTTGGTGATGTGTTTCCACATTTACAAAGTAATACTTCCCGTACTAATGAGGCTTTTCAGGGACGTTTGAAGCAAAAGACTTCTTTTGCGAATAAATCTAAATTAGAGGCTTTTTCCAATGGCACTAGAGGAATATATCCAGTTAATGGCAAATCATCAATACCAAAATCTGTTACGGATTCTATGAAATCACATTATGCTAAAACTCAGGATGTATTGTCCAAAAATCCTGATTACATAATGGGAGCATCCAGAAAGGATGGTTCTAGACTTAATGCAGAAAATACTTTGCATAGAGGATTTGTTTTTGATAGAGATCCAGGAGGATCAATTACCTTAGATGGTGGAATGATGAGTTTATCTAAGTCTGATGTTATAGCCAATTCTTTTTCTAATCAGATTCAAATTCATGAGGCAATGGATAAGCGATTAAATGGAGATAATCACAATTACGAAGCCAAAAATCCTGGATATATGAATGCGAAAAATGGTATGAGTTTAAATAAGTTTAAGGACTGGTTTAAAAAGAACTATGATATGGATATTAATATTCCTGCCAATATGGAGAAATATATTACTGGTATACAAGCTAGTTCAACTAAGTATGACAATTTTGGTAATCATATCGATAAGGATCTGGCAAGAGCAACTACTTTTGGTATAAAAATGGATTATGATGCCAAGAGATTGATAGATGATGGAAGAATATTTCATTACCTTGACGATAAATTTCATGATGCCACAGATTTATTTTATTCCGCTGGTTTAACTGGAGAAGAAGAAGTTTTAGCAATTTTTTAGGGGTTACTTAAATGGATATTCTTGTTATTCCATCAAAAATGGGTCATGATTTTGAGTATATTTTGGATGATACGAAATTGAAGGTTGTTGATAGTTCTCGAATTAGACCCGTTGGAACTATAAATAATTTCGATTCGTTGAGGCCATCAGGTAAAGTTAAAAAACAAAAGGGCAAAAGATTGCGTAAGAAAATCGTTCAATATTGATTATAAAACATACTTTATGTAATCTTTGTAATATTAAAATTATAAATTATTAGAGGATGTGTTATGTTAACGTGGACTTGTAAAAAATGTAATCATAATCATAGAATAAAATGTGATTGTTTTACGAAAGTTCAATTTACATGTACTGAGTGTAATGCTGAATTCACTCCTTTTGAAATTTATTGGGGGTATAAACCTTAATGTCTGGAAAGGGAAATTTAAAAAAATTGCCTGTTAAACCAACTACGGTTAATTCAGTTAAGAAAGAACCACATATTAGAATGCAACATGTAAGCAATGAAAAGAATGGAGGTAGACTACGTCCCAAAAAGAAAAAGGATTCTCTTTCTGAGCAAACTGTAACAGACATTACCTCTGTAAAGGATTATCTATCAGCGGAAAAGAGTTCTCCTATGACTAAAGAAGATATGGCGCGTGAGGACGCTTTTTATATTGCCAGTGATCGTCTTCTTAAGGATATTAAAAATGCTCCAGTGGATAAGTTGGGAAAGTATGCAGATGCAAATATTCCAACTTCCAGACACAATTTACAAATAGCTGATAGGGCAGATAATGCGACGTTAGAAAAATTGTCAACAAGTAAATTTGATGAGGTTAGGTCACGTGTTGCAGAAAGAGCCAACGAGACTTTAGCAAATAAAATGATTTATAACGATGAGACGTCTTCTAGTGTGTTGGAAAGTTTATCTGGTAGTACAGATGATACGGGTAGATTAAAGATATTGGATATCATTAAGAAGAATAAAGATAGAGACGACTTGTCACCTTTTCAGTACAATTCTACCAGGACTTCTGTAATACGAAATATGGAAGGTTCAGATGGTACTAAAGACGCTTTGCGATCTGGAGAGATACGTAGACATCGTGATATTGAATTTGCTGCAAACAGGATGGATAAACAGGATTTAAAACAACTCATTTCCGAAGGTATTGATGGAGCTGATCAGTTTAAAAACTCTCTTATCAAGAAGATGAGTTATTCGGAGGCACAGAAAGAATTTCCGGATCATTCTTTGACTAAAGAAAAGGGCAAGATTAAGGAATTATTGAGTGGAATTAAGGATAAAAAGACACACAAAGAACTAGTGGATCATTTTGGTAAAACGTTACCAGATAATTTGTTGGATAAACATATGAACGAATTAGATCATGTATTCTCGGAAAATGCAGGTTCATTCTCTGATTATATGCAGGATTGGTTGGATTCTAGTAGTTCTGATGGAGGATCAGTGTTAAAGCAGCTTGTAGCTAATACCTACGGTGGTGAGGTTATTTCCAATCATGGAATGAGTAATAAAGATAATTTGAAAGGTAAAGCAGACAATTTGCCTGATAAAATTAAGTCCAATTTAAAAAGGGGTTTAGTACTTAGCAAAGCTCTTTCTAGGGCAATTTTAGACAAACAACATCCAGGTGTTGAATCTGTGAAATTGTTTAGAGGAACCAATAAAAAGGAATTAACACGTCCTGATCCTGATGGTACACAATTTGCGGATTCTAATTCTATATCCTCTTGGACGTCTTCAGAATTTATAGCTAAAAGTTTTGGTCGGGATTCAGCGGATATGAGAGGTGGTATTGGTGTAGTTATGCAAGCAAGTGTACCAAAGGATGATATTTTAGGTGTTAATCAATTTTGGTCATTTGGTGGTAAAGAGAGTGAACATATTGTTATGTCTGAAGGTGAAAGGGAAGTGAAAGTACAAGAATTACCTTAATATTACCCTCTTTTAAAATTTAAAACATTATTAAATTATTTTAATGAGGTGTTTCATTGAAAGGTTCAAAAAAATTAAAGCCTAAAGTTATTAAGAGTAAGTCTTCAGAAAAGATTGATGTATCTCAACATTTACGAGTTACAAAAGATAAAGTGGAGGATGTTGAACAACATCAAAGAATGGAGGATGTGTCCGATAGAAGTAATACGGGAAAGAATCACGATTCTAATATAAGTAATAAATCCCCCGATGAGAAAAGATTATCTATAGTAGAGAAAATGGATAATGATTTTAGGGAAGCTGATGCCAAAGATTGGGGTTTTGAGGATTACTCGGATGGTTTTCCAATTTCCGGTGATTATACGGATATGGAATATAATGTAATGCGAGATTATGTTAATGAAATTGGTTTTAATGAAAAATTACGAGATAATCTTAAGCAACATGTCGATGATCCTGATATAAGACTCTTAGATTCGGCTATAGATAAGGCTGATGGCTTAACAAAGGACACTATCGCTGTTAGAGGCACTAAACGAGATTTTCACGAGACTTTAGGAAGAGAATTGAAGGTTGGTGAGATTTTTCAGGATAATGGGTATATGTCTACAACGGTTAAACCTGATATTTCTACTAATTTTATGTGGAGAGATAGTAAAACTGATGGTTTGTTGAGATTTGGAAGTATGTTTAAGGTTGAGCTTCCAAAAGGGACAAAAGCTCTTCCTGTTAATATTTCCGAATTTGAGCTTTTGCTGCCTAGAGGTATGCAATTCGAAGTTTTGCAGAATGAAATTATAGATATGCAGAAGGATTCGAATAAATTGCCAAAAGCAATGCAGGATTATACTGCTATGGCCGCAATGATGACCGACGGCAATCATAATCCTGACATGTTTAAAATGAGATCCATTCATTTACGGGCTATGCCAAATGAATCACAAATGGCAGCACCAAAATCTACTGAAAGAGTTAAACCTAAGACTAAGATTAAGAAAAGAGTTATCAGAAGACCTAAAAAATAATAAAGGGGTTACTTATGATAAGAGGAGATGATTCCAGATTTACATGGGATAATATAGATTCTCTGGTTTTTAATCAGTGTTCTAAATGCGACAATAAGTTTCCAGATAAATTGGGTTGTGTATCTTATCCAAAAATTATTCCTTCCAAATATAAACAAATAGAAAATTGGGAAAATTGTGAATATTTCAATGGAGGACTTAGGAGTGAAGATTAGAATGTTTCAAGACGTTGTTATTTTAGAAACAATACTCTTTCTTCCTAAAACTTAATTATTAGAAAGATATGTACACATTAGATACACTATGTTATCTTTTCTTAAAATTGTCTATAACATCATTGAACATGTCATGAGATTCTTGAGTCACGAATTTATCATACTTTTTACATATATTACAATCCATTCCTAATCTTAGATTTATCAGATCGTTTTCTTCTGTGTCGGTTATAGAGATCATTTGATTTATGGTATTTGTATTTGTTATAATATCAATCTGCAAACCCTTTGAGTATGCACTGCATTTATTACCCATACATGCACCACCAACGTCGGGACAAAATGTTATGATTTCTTCATTCATTTTACTTATTTCCTATAATATTTGTGATTTTATTATTAACTTTTAGTATCTTTTTCTTCAGATCTCTATTGGTTTTTCTTAAATTGAATCCATTTTTAAGTAAAAGGAAAATTGTAAGCATTATTCCTTTGATTTTAGAAGTGATAGCCATGTATTTGGTCCAACAATTCCATCAGGGATTAATTTGTTTTTTATTTGAAATTTTATGACAGCTTTACAAGTTTCAGATCCAAAAATTCCATCTACTTTAATTTTGAGAAGTTCTTGAATAAATCGAACATCATTTCCTATACTAGTTTTGGATAAGGTTCTTTTTTCTTGTATGTCATAATTAGGAAATTGATATATTGTATCATCTGCAGGTATATTTATGCTGGAAGCATTGTGTTGTCTTTTTCCATCCGTACTTATACCAAGAACTTTTTTATAATTGAATACTGGACATGATTTATTAGGGTTGACTTCACAATGTCCATGATATGTTATGGTATTTCCATAAAGTGAATCTAATTGGTCTGCCAGAAAAAGTAATGTTGTAAATTGTTTTTGGTTGAACTGATGTATATGTAACCCGTCCAATGAGAATGCCAGGGTTCCAGTATTGTGACCTCCTTGGGCCGCAGGTGTTTTTTCAAAATCTCTACCTGGAATGTAAAGTCCTTGACAATCTATAACTCCATGATAACCAATAGTGCTCCATCCCCTAGCTTTGTGCCATTTAGTTATAGTTTCTACTAATGAATCCCCAAATATATCCTGATGGGGGTAAGCAGTACAATGAATAAAAATTTTATTTATTGATCTCTTCGGTTTTTCTATTTTCATTTTTTGCTTCCTCAATTTCTTTTTTGATTTCCTTAGGTTTTATCGGAATGGGTTCAGCTTTAATATCAATTACCTGATTGTGTTTGGTTTTTTGTAAAGTATTTTCCTTAAATCCACTTACAGCTATTCTTTCTCTCGACTGCACTTCCTCTTTTTGACATTCATTGTATAGGACCGATATAAACTCTGTTACTGAAGTGTTCGATGGAAGTTGGTAATGTATATGTCCATCGTCGAATTTTACACATATCAAACTGTCTATAGGAGTTCGATTCAAACACTGCTTTTCTATATCTAATTCTTCTACCCTGGTACCTAGAAAGTTTTTTATTGCTGACATATTTGTTTTCCTTTTAATTTGTGGTTTCTATTAAAGATACGAACTCGTCATTTTGTAATTTTACAATCTTTCCACCTAATGAATATCTTTTATGTATTGGTACATCTTTAGATTTTATAGATATTGCTGAATTCTTGGTGGTTAAAATCAAGGCATTTTCATTATTTCTAATACCAGCTGCACCAGCTATTTCCATTTGTGTGTTTTTCACTTTCAAAATTGATAATCCAAGTGCCCCTCTATTGACACTTTTGAATTCTGTCATATCTGTTCTTCGACCATATCCATTTTTGCATATCGTTATAATCTTGAAGTCATCTTCATAATAAACTTTGAAACAATCAATCAATACGTCCTTTTTCTTTAATCCCATCCCTATTACACCGATTGCATCTCTGGTGGTTTTGGAAGGTCTAATTACATTCTCATTTATGACTAAACCCATTGCATTTTTACTGACAAACATAAGATTATCATTTGATTCTATTTCTAATACCTTTAAAAGTTCGTCATTTCCTTTTAATGTTATGGCTGCCATTCCTTGGGTTATTCTTTTAGTTCTGAATAGAGAAAATGGTGATTTTTTTACTATTCCATTTTTGGTTATAAATAGTAGATGCTTTTTTCTTGTATGTTCAGAAAAGTCATACTTGATCATTGAATTTACAAATTCTTTTTCCTTTTCAAAGGGATGTGAACAATCCTTTTCAACCTCTATTATATTAGATATATGTTTTCCCTTAGCTTTTCTTCCAATCACAGGAATATCATCCATATTTATTATGAAGTATCGTCCTTTGTTTGTGAAGGCCATTATTTCTTGTTTAGGATTCGTTGTTATCACTAATCTTATTATATCGGAACCTTGAATAATACCTTTCCCACCTCTTTTTTGAACTGGATACTCAGATATTGGGGTAGATTTAATATAACCTTTACTGGTTAATGAGGTAATGAGATTATCCTCATTTATTAGTTCTTCCTCACTAATTTCTGCAATATCTCCCTCCAGAATTCTTGTTTTTCTAGGACTTGGATATTCTTTCCTTACCTCCAACAATTCATCCTTTACAATATTATCCAATACTGTTTCTTCCGTAATTATTTTATTTAGCCTTTTTATTTCCTTCAGTGAGGTTACGTATTCATCCTCTACTTTATTTCTTTCCATATTAGTTAATTTATGAAATGTTAGAGCAAGAATGGCTTTGACTTGTGTGTCGGATAATTTAAAGGTTGTTTTTATAATTTCTGTGGCTTCTTTAGAGTTTTTTGATTCTTTTATTTTTTTGAATAACAAATCTGATTTTTTAAGGGCTATTTTTATTCCTTCTAGTATATGTGCTCTTTTCTTTAAATTATCAACCTCGAATTTGGATCTTTCTAATACGATTTCTCTTCTGTGATCAATAAACAGTTCCAAATAATCTTTGAGATTTATTTGTTTTGGTTTGTTATTAACTACACATAAAATATTGATGCTGAAAGTCGTTTCCAGAGGAGTACTTTTATACAAACTTTCTATTATGGATTTTTCTGAACTATTTCTTTTCAGATCTAAAACTATTCTGATTCCGTTTCTATTTGATTCATCTCTTAAATCTAAAACATCGGTTATATTTTTTTCTATTAAAAATTTACTAATTCTTTTTAAAAGATTAGTTTTGGTGATCATATATGGAATTTCTTTTATAACTATTGACTTTAATCCTTTAATATCTTTTTCTGTACTTACAATCCCCCTAATTTTTACACCACCACGTCCGGTTTTGTAGGCTTCTAAAAGATTTTCATAGATAATTCCTCCAGTTGGGAAATCGGGACCTTTGATTATTTTATATAACTCTTCTATTGATACCTCCGGATTGTCGATAACTTTTATGGTTCCATTAATTAGTTCTTCCAAGTTATGGGGAGGTATACTGGTGGCCATTCCAACTGCTATACCAGAGGTTCCATTTAAGAACAAATTTGGTATTCTGGTGGGAAGTATTTCAGGTTCAAATAGGGAATTATCGTAATTGGGTCTAAATTTGACTGTTTTTTCATTTAGATCTTTTAAAAATTCATTGGCCATTTTGGTCATTCGACATTCTGTATATCGCATGGCGGCAGCTTTATCACCATCTATAGATCCAATATTTCCTTGACCATCCACTAGAGTAGCACGCATATTGAAATCTTGTGCCATTCGAACTAGAGCGTCATATATAGCACTATCACCATGTGGATGATATTTACCAATACAATCACCAACTATTCTTGCCGATTTTTTAAAAGGTTGATTATATCTGTTTCCAAGTTCTTTCATTGTGAAAAGAATTCTTCTATGTACAGGTTTCAATCCATCCCTTACATTTGGAATTGTTCGTCCAACTATTACACTTAATGCATAATCTAAATAAGATTTCTCTATTTCTTCTTTAATGTCTATATCTTGTTGCAAATTTTAATTCCTCTCAATTGATTTTATAATGAAAGTTCATCTTTCAAACTTTGCACATCGATTATAGGTTCAAATTTAGTATTTTCTCTTTCTATCCATTCACTATCATGATATATGCCATATACAGTTTCATATGCATAAGTTTGATACAGATCTGCTAAATGTAAATATTTAGTTAGTGGATATTTTTCCAAAGCCGAAGATAGTGATGCTCCGGTCGGATAAAAAAAGTGGGTTCCAGTTTCATGACGATTGGTATGCCATCTAATAGCACAAGCCTCTTCCGGCGTTACATCCAAATATGTTTGTAAAATATATAAACTTTTTTCACCATGTCCAAGAGGAATTGCATCATCATGAATCCATACCTCTATTTGTTCCCATTTACCATCTATTTTTTGCCATTTTGGTTCTTTTGTATACATTCCGACTTTACAAAGATCATGAAATAGAGCTAACATCATTAATGTATCATCTTTGACATTTCCGAGATCTTCTGGAGATCGTTTAACAAGCATTCGTAGTCTATTATAGACCCCGTATGAATGTAGAACTAGACCTCCTGAGAAAGCCGCATGGAATTTAGTAGATGATGGAGCCGTAAAGTAGTCTGAATCCAATAGAAACTCCGAAAGTTCTTCGGATCTACCCCTTTCTGTTAAGGAACCTCTGCAAAACTTCATAATTTGTGTTGCTGTCTCTTGTGGGTTCATGTATTCTCCTTTTCGTATTTTTAATTTACATTTTAGTATAAAACATTCTAAGTCTTTTTTCTTTTTTCTTTTTTTATAATTATTATTTGCGGAGGGTATCGAAACAGTGTCTAATTCTAGAGATCTTAATTGTCCAATTTGTGGAAGTGACGACTTAATCTGTTATATACGGATTGATATTTCTAAATGTCAGGTTTGTGAACATACCTGGCAAACTAGTCTAGAGGTTACTCAAAATTACGGAGAATTATATTGTACAGATAGATACGATAACAAAAGTTCTCAGGACTATATGTCATATCTTAGAGCTGGTTATGTGATATCGGCTATATCTTTTCTTTTGGATCAGGATGATTTATCGTATAATATATGTGATATAGGTTATGGCATGGGTCATTTTTTGAATGCTATTAAAGAATTTGGATTTGAACCTTACGGCATTGATGTACACAATACTGATTTTGGTATTTCCGAATGTGATTACAATTCCAATCTTGATTTTGATGTTGTGACTATGTTTGATTCTTTAGAGCATTTAAAAGATCCATCTTTGGTTTGTAAATTAAAATCGAAATTATATATTGTAACTTTGCCAAATACTCCAACTGATATACAAAATTTTCCAGAATGGAAACATTATAGGCCAGGAGAGCACTTACATTATTTTTCTAAAGCTTCATTGGAATTAATTTTAAATGCAACAGTAATAAATCATATTCGATTGGAGGATGTTATAAGAAAAGATGATTTATCTTTTTCGGGACAATTTGGTTTATCTAATACTGTTACATTGGTATTACGGTCCAATGCCTATGCTGATAAATTTGTAAACACAACAGTTTCAGATCCCAAAACTATACCTATATCGGTCAAAAGAGTTGATAAACCCCATTCTGAAGTATCATATGAAAAATTGAAGTCATTAGACCTAAAGGTTGTAGATGGAATAGGTGATATTTGGTGGTCTTATAATAGGGTTAAAGATTTAGCTGAAAAAATTCATTTTGACATAATGATTAACAAATTTTCCAAGGAGGATAAATCTAAAGAGGAAAGACCTAGAAGAGCACATCAGTTAATAGATATGCTTCCAAATTGCACTAGTACATATGTATCTTGTTCGGACGAAGAATATAGAAAGGTTTATAATGAACCACCACCAATATCTTACGATAGGAATCAACTGATAAAGTCCCTTAGTAACGACAGTGGTTTTTCGGCCTGTATTAATACTTTTTTAGAGAAGGGAAATCATCTACAGGATATTTGGAAATTGCCTTTGAATTATTATAGATTGGATTTAAAGGTCAATTCCAATTTACCCCTTATAAATAAACTCAATGGCAACAATTTGATTTTAATTCATGGTGCTACTTATGGAAATAGAAAAATGTGGTCGGACTTGCCTCCCAATTTGATTTCTGATTTGGCTAAAGATTTATCCAGTAATTTTGGTTTGGATATAGGTTTGACTGGGACTTCTTATGATAATGTTGATTGGAATTTTTTAAAAAGTTCTATTAGAAAGGCTATTGGTAGATCCCCGGTAATGTTAGTTGGTGAGAATTTGTCAACCACATTATCTGCTATACATAAATCGATTGGTTGGATAGGTCCAATATGTGGTGTTGGTATTGTTGCTTTAACAATGGGAGATCCAATTTTTGCATTATGGCCAAAACATCATCACAGAATGATAAACACAATTACTAATCCCTCTTTATCACCAAAACCTCCCTATCATCCTTTTTTGTGTCCAAATCTTTTCGATGTAAGATCTGGAAAACAAATAATAGATAATCTTAGATCCAGTGTGGTTAATTGGGTCTCCAAATCTATAAAATACAGGAGTTCCATTTTAAAATGATTTGCTAGTTAATCCTCTCAGCATTTAGCTCTAATTCTTTGTTATTGATTGTGTAGTCCCCTGTTATTTCATAGACCGCATCTTTATCAAGGTCATGTATATAAATCGTGTGATTATCTCCAAAAGATAGTAGATATGAATACATGGCTTTGGTTTTGTTCTCTCTTGGTTTTGGATTTTGAGTTATGGATAGTATGAAGTCTTTTCTGGTTCTGGTCACAAATTCTAGACTCACAGCAGTCATTTTTATTAATTGATTCATTCTAACAATTGTAACGGATATTTTTTCGATGTTATTATTTTGCATAAGTTCTTTTAATTTTCCAGATTTCATTTTTTATCCTCCATTTTCTATAAGGTTTTAGGGAATAAAAATCCGTTTCCAATCGCTAAAATTATTGCCCCTTAAAAACGATGCAAATTTGTAATGATCGAAAGTGTCTACTAATGACTGCACAGATATTTTATCCTGTGTTATTTGATCGCAGGTATTAAATTTGTTTTCATGTAGGGGTAGTTTTACCAATTCCAAATTTCGTTTATATATCTCTTTTCCTTCTTCGGATTCTATTCTTTGAAATACAATTCCATTTGGTTTCATGTCACCATGAAGATACTTTATAGCTTTTGTGGCACCAACTCCTGGTATTCCTGGAACTTCATCGCTACTACATCCACCAAGTGCTTTGACCTTAACCCATTCCTCAGGAGTTACACCATTGTACTTTTTTGCTAATTCTTTCTTTCCAAATAGTTTTCCAGATTTTATTGTATATATTTTGGTGTGATCGTCTATTACTTGATACAGATCTTCATCGGATGTAACTATAGCCTTATCCCCTGGAAGCCCTCTTGCTAAATGGTACATTAGATCATCTGCTTCGTACCCGGTTCGCATGAACGAATTATTAAATCCAATTCGTGAAAGTACTGATGTTCTTAATTCATTCATTTGTTGATGAGTAGCCATTATTCTGTTCAGATCTTCTGGTGATAATTCTTTTTTCTTTGCAGCACGTTTCTTTTTGTAATCAGGAAAAATTAGTTTTCTGTGTGATTTTTTGGAATCCCAACAGAAATAAAATTTATTAGTTTCTAATTTCTTTGCTACAGACAGTATTTGCCTTAAAAACCCATATATAACCCCAACTTGTTGATCTTCTGCTGTCATATCTGGCAAAGCAAATGAACTTGACCAACAAACATAATGACAATCTACTATTATATTATCCAAAGTATATCTCCTAGAATTAAAAATTTAAGTTACTTTAATTTAGTAAATGTTAACTTTACTAATAAAACATACATGGAATGTAATCATAAGAAATTAATTAAATACTAAGAGTAATTGCCAATATGAAATTAGAGTATGCAGATAAATGTGATTTGTGTAAGAAAAGGACAAGAACCAGAATTTTTTTCCATCCAATATTAAATGGTGATTATCCTTATTTGTGTAAAGAATGTTGGGAAGCGAATGTTAGAAAAATAGAAGGAGATCAATGGAGCCCACATACGACGGAAACAACATAATAGTTTTAGAAGGACTTGATGCGGTTAGAAAACGTCCGGCCATGTATATTGGTAGCACGGATTATAGAGGCATACATCATTTAGTTTATGAGGTTGTTGACAATAGTATTGATGAAACCATGGCAGGTTATTGTGATCTTATAAAGGTGACAATCCATATTGACAATAGTGTTAGTGTTTCGGATAATGGGCGTGGAATTCCTATAGACAAACATCCTACTCAAAATATTTCGTCTTTACAAGTTGTGTTGACAAAATTACATGCTGGGGGCAAGTTTGATCACAATAGTTATAAAATTTCTGGAGGTCTTCATGGGGTCGGAATTTCGGTCGTTAATGCATTATCCGAACAATTGAATGTTATTGTTAGAAGAGATGGAAATTTATATAAACAACAGTACGAAAAAGGTGATCCAATCTCAGATGTAAAAAAGGGTGGAAAGACTAATGAAACTGGAACAACTGTTTCCTTTCGGCCAGATGAGGATATTTTTGGAACTTATGTAATAGATTTTAATATTTTGTCAGAGAGATTAGAGGAATTAGCATATCTCAATGGTGGACTTACTATACAATTAATAGATGAACGTACTAATAAAGTCAAAGAATTTAAATTTGATGGAGGTATTCAATCTTTGATTAAGAAGGTCAATTCTGGAAAAAAGGTGGTTCATCCTTTGATTTATGGTTCTAAATCTTTGGAATCTGGAGTTTATGTAGAATTTGTCTTTCAATATCATGTGACTTCTAAATCCATACTATTATCTTTTTGCAATAACATAAAGACCATAGAGGGTGGAACTCATACTACTGGAATTAAAACTGCTTTAACTAGGAGTTTCAATAGTTTTATACAAAGTAGCCCAAATCTGCCAAAGAAATACAAGCAATATAAGGTTACAGGTGAAGACATTTTACTTGGTTTATCCGCTGTAATTAATGTTGGAGTTCCAGAACCACAATTCGAGGGACAAACTAAAACTAAATTAGGGAATAATGAGGTGGCAGGAGAAGTTCAATCTTTCGTTAGTTCAGTATTGTCCATGTATTTAAATGAAAATTTTAAAAATTCCAAAAGTATTATTGAAAGATTGATACAGTCTGCTAAAGAACGTGAGGCGGCGCGCAAAGCAAAAGATATGCTCAGAAAAAAATCGGGTTTATCTGGTTTTTTGCTTTCTAGTAAGTTGGCGGATTGTAGAAGTAGGAATGTTAAGAAAAGAGAATTATTTATAGTAGAGGGTGATAGTGCAGGTGGATCTGCAAAGCAGGGTAGAGATTCAAATATTCAGGCAATACTTCCTCTTAGAGGCAAGGTTTTAAATATTGAGAAGGCTGAAGCACATAAGATTTTAAAGAATACGGAATTACGAAGTTTAATTGCTAGTTTAGGGATAGGTTTCGGTGAAGACATAGATATTAAAAAGTTGAGATACGCCAAAATAATTATCATGACAGATGCTGATGTAGATGGTGCTCATATTAGAACTTTACTTCTAACCTTTTTCTTCAGACAATTTAGAGAAATTATAGAAAATGGACACTTGTATATTTCCGAACCACCACTATATAGAATATACAAACGGGGATTCGAAAAATTTATTTCCAATGAAATGGATTTGGAATCATTTTTGATAGCTGAATCTGGTGTTGATATCGCTATTTCTAATTTAAACGGTAAAATTTATAAAAACAAGAAATTGCAGTCTTTAATGATTAATGTTCGAGATTTGAATTTACATACTTCTAGAGTTGTGAATATGGGAATTCCAGAGGTTGTATTCTCGGCTATTCTTGGTTACATCAAAAATGATTTAAATTCAAAGAAGATTTTGAATCCAGTCATCTTAAAGGATTTTACAAAGCATATGCTTGAAATGGGTTTTTCGATTGAGTTGGAGTCCAAAATTGTAGAGGGTGAAGATCGACACTTTATTAGGGTAAAATTTGGGAGAAAATTTATTAATATTGGAATTGAATTTTTCAGATCAAATGTCTATCGGTCGGCTATCAAAATTATGAAGATTCTTTTAAGAAATTCTAATGAACTAAAATTTCAAATTCCAGGAACAGATAAGTTTTTTGACCATAGAAATTTTTTCTCCAGTATTAGTGATATTGTGTATTCCAGATATTCTGTTCAAAGATACAAAGGTTTGGGTGAAATGAATCCAGAACAATTGTGGAAAACAACAATGAATCCTGATGTTCGTAATTTGTATAGAGTTCAAATACCAGATGTTGATGCGGCAAATCGGTCTTTTAGAATGCTGATGGGTTCAAATGTGGAATTACGTAGAAATTTTATAGAAAGTAACACTTTGTCAACCAGTTTTATAGACTTTTAAAAGGAGGTACAATGTCAGCACTTACACAGAGGTATGTGGATGTATTGGAAGGTGACTTGCAAGATTTAACCAGACAAGAAATTAAATTGCTAACAAAGAATTTTGAGGATGATGTATTCAACAAGGGAGAGTTTGATAAAGATACTAAATTAATGATACCTAAAAGAGATCAATGGTTATTGGAGATGCTCGCTATTATATCAGCCAGATCTATATTTGTTGGGGATTGGTGTACTAGATTAGAGGATCGATTGGACGAAATGGAAAATGCAGGATAGAGTTTTAAAATATCTTCTGTGTCATGCTATAGGTGGTATATTTTTGGGTGAACTTGATAGAACTTTTATTTGGTCTGATCTGGATCCCAAAGGAATAACTAAAGCTTTTTTGTTTCCAGATATTCCTAGTATTACTAAATATCTTAATGTTAGACGAATTTTGGATTCTGATTTTTACTATGCATCTGTACTTGTAGAACAAAATATTGATTACATATCATATATTGATTTACCAAATTTTCCCGATATAGATTTGTATCAATGGAATCCAAATTATTCACCAATAAAAATTTTGCATTAGAGAGGATTACAATGAGTATTTCTATTGGATTGGTTTACAATGAACGTACGGAGAATGGTGGTTTTAAAAATAAGTCATTAAAATGTGATGATTGTGGATGCAAAACAACTGTAATGTTGGATTTTGACAGAAAATTTGTTGTTTGCAAATCTTGTATTTCGAAGTATGTTCAAAAATTAGATGTTGCTAATCTTAACTGTTGATTTTTGCACAAATGATAAAACCTGTAATAAGATTTGTTATTTTAATTGAGTTACAAGGAGGATTGTTATGAACGTACAAAATCTAGAATACGATATGATAAGCAGATTTACCCAAGATAATGATTATATGGATGTAGAAATTGATATGTTAAATTCTACGGGTAATGTAGATGCAGGACAGTCTTTTAATGTGGAACTGATACATAATATTCTGTTAGGCATAACTACTTTAAATAATCCAAATTATTCCGTTAAGTACTTGGATTCTTCAAACAATGAGTATGAAACATCTTCGGTGGAATCGGATTTTTATGAAACTGAAGACGCACTGATTTCTGAGACCATTTTTACCAATTCTGTAACTTTAACGGACACCATTTATCTTATTCAAGGTGAGATTTTATACAACAGAGGTGGTGCACAGGATCCACTTTCTGTAATTAAGTCTACTCAGCTACAATCGAGTTCTCAGTTTTCCGAAAATACGGATGTAGCTGCTTCTAATTTAAAAGGGTTAAAAGTGGACTTGGCAGGAGGAGATCTTAGTATCAAAACCATTTTTAGATTTTTAATTAGCAAGTAAAAAAATTTTATGAGGGAATTCGATGAGTCTTGATGAGTCTTTAGATCTGTCTGGTATGTCTGTAGAGTCTCTTGCTAGAAAATTGAAACACTATTGGACTAATATTTACATCATTAGTCCGGTAGAACTAGCAACTTTTGTTAAAATTAAAAGTAATTTGTTAAGACAGGGAATAGTTTTAGAGGAGTCTGTCTTAAATTCTTCTGTTTCAGATATGGTAATTTGGTTAAATCGAAAGTTGAATAGAACTCCGGAACTTGCATTCAATAACAATCAGATAACACCTAATGGTGCAAATTTAGATAGTCTTTTGGATATTGACGTGAAATCTATCGAGTCAGAACGTCAAGAAATTAGAAAGCAACTATTTAAAGAAAACATAAAATTAAGAATCAAACAATGCGTTAAAAATTTCAGTATTCAATGTAATAAGAAAATGTCGGTTTGGGATATTAGAATTCCGGCTTCTTGGAACGTTACTATAGAGCAGTCTTTTTTACTAAGTCTATATGACGAGACTTTTCATAAAAAGAATACTGTTGAATCGGAAGAGGATACAATTTCTGTTGAATCCATTGACTCAACATTAGAAATTCCTAATCAACAAACAGCAGATGCACGCAATAACGAATTAATTAATTTTATTGATTCCATTATTGAAAAACATAATGATTTTGCTTTGATGCGTGTGGATTTGGATCTTTTTCTTACAGAACACGTAGATTTGTCTACTTTGGAACTCGGTGATGATGTTTTTGGTGACAATATTCCTTTGTCTTCTATTATGATTCTAAGAATATTGTCTGATAAGATATCCAATTCTTCCATTGATAAGAACGTTGCTTTTGATAAGATAGGTTCGAGGAGAAAGCGTCTAATTAAGAAATTGAAGGATTTTATTTCTGCAAAAAAAGAGTAATGGTTTACTAATATGTCAGGATTTTTTGATTACTTTTATCAAAATGCAAGAGGAGCACATCAAAGTTCTAATAGCCTAAGGGGATTTATACAGGAATTAGAACATTTTACATCACCTTTGGTTAATTCAAGTGACATAAGTGTTGTCGCTTTTAATCAGACTTCCAATGCTTTAATCACCTCTATGACTGTAGGTCGTGCATCTAATAATTTTGCACAAGCGGAGCGACATATGAATTCTGCCGCTACGTATGCCTCAATGCGATCCAGTGTACCCTCGATGCAGTTTCAAAATCCCGCTGTTGGAAGATTTCATATAGTAACTTCTAAAGATAACTTATATGGATCTGATCAATCTAATTTGGCCCATAAAAAATCTATTAGGGCGTTACATGCTTTTAATTCTTATATGGGTGTTATGGCAATGGGTAATCCTGAAATGTTGAATACCCTTGCCGATGGCAAATTGAGAAATAAAACTGATTTTCAATTTGCCTCACAATTTTTAGCACAATCTCCGGATAGGTCTACGGATTTTGCAGATAGAAGCATGTTACATATGTCCCAATTCATGGGTTTACATGACCTTTATGGGCGACCTCAAGGCGGTGAATTTAGTGGTATACAGAATAATCCTCAAAGTTGGCAAGATTCCAATTTAAGAAGAAGAATGGGTCCTTCTGCGAATAATCTTATAGAAGCACTTGGTCCCGCCGGCACTAATGCGGATCCAGAAATGCACAGAACCATTATGGATTCGTTAATGAGAACTAAACATTCTGCCGATACTCTTTATCAGGGTTTGCAGGATTTTGATGATAGTTACATTAATAGACAACAATTAAATCCCAGTACAATAGGTTTAGAAGGTATAGACCTTGATAATAGATATGGTGTACCTCAATCATCTCTTATTAATGATGAAGATGTTATGAGTTCCTTGGAAGAAACACGATCTGGAACAATGGCTAGTCAATTAGCGAGTATTCATGGTTATGATGTTACTAGTCATAATATGGATAGAGATACCGGAGAAATCTCAAATGAGAGAGTACATTCCAGTTTAGGAAGTATACGTACTAGTGACGCAGTAAATCGACCTGAAGCTAGTGAACTTAGTTCATCTACTTCTAATCAGCCAGATATGGGTAATCTGACTGCTGAGGAGACTTGGAATGATCGTATAAATAGAAATAACGTAGAGGGGGGTTCACAATTCATAGAAACTTCTATGGATGACGCTATTCGCGATTTTGCCGAGTCTCTAGATCCTGATACTCCTATTAGTAGAGACAATGTTGAAAGTTTGTCTGATTCACAGACAGACATTTTCGATTCCTCACCATCTCCTTTTACAGAAGATGGTGCTTATAATATAACTTTTGATGATTTTGATGAAGCTTCCAGACGTGAATACGATGAGAGACTTCTTCATGGACAACCTGCTGACGAGGTAAATACCAATAATGTTCATGAATTATCTCAGCGGGATTTTGAAAGTATTGAGAAAAGATTCCCAATAGGTGGAAGTGAACATTCAATGTCTGTCGATAATATAGCTGCTACTAGGGGTACACTCGATGCGGTAAATAAACTTAGAGAAATTCAAAATAGTTTTGGTCGTACTTCTGATGCAGATAGAAAGTTTTATAATAATGTAGGTAAGGGATACTTATCTGAGAATAATTTTGATTTCAAAGTTATGGCTTTAGATGATCCAAATATATCGCCAGAAATGAAGAAAAGGGCAATGTTGGGTGGAGCTATTATTGGCACATCCAGTGAAGGTGGACAATTATGGATGTTAGATAATCCTGTGACAGCTGCTTATAATATTGCGTCTGGTTTAGCTGGAAATCAGCCAAGTTCCTTTAATAGACCTCATTTTGGTCGTCGAAACATAAGTGAAAGTTTGCATCGTACACCAACTCCAGATATGGATCCTAATCCCGACAATTGGAGATTGACTAATACTAATCTTTCGATGAATGATGCCATGGGTAATGGTTATATTGTTCCGATTAAAGGACGAGATGCCATTTTTCTGCCTAGTTATACCAATCCGGATTTTACATTTGGTATAGAGATCGAAAGTTCCAGAACTGAATCAATGCGTCAATTACATAACAATATAAGACGAGATTACGGTTATGACATTGATAAAATGGGCTTTAACGGTGATTACGAGACCGTTAGAGATCCATCTATATATGGGGGTGGATTAGAATATATTAGTCCAATAATGTCTGGTACTAGGGCTTTTAAAGCAGGATACCTGATGGGTGAAGGATTGAAAGCTATGGGTGACGTTCCTGCAGTTCATAGAGGTCCTAATAGATGGGATCCGTCTGGTGTTCATGTAAATATGGGGTCTATACCGGAGAATCATCGGAAGGATGGATTTAAATTTACTACAGACTACATGCGACTTAATGAAGATCTTGTAAAAAGAATGACTTCTCCGGACAGGAGATACAAAGCCTGGACTGGTCCTGTAGATACTTATGGAGGGGGCTTTAGTCCTTACAATCTTACTGTTCAGCCGGAAAGATTAAATAGACAAGCCAGACAATCCCCTGCCACCGAACATGGCAGACAAATGTGGTCACAATCTATTTCCAGATTTCGTCCAGCTGGAAATAGTGGAATGAATGAATATGATTTTTATAGAAACAAAGGAAAACATTACTATCCAGTTTCCATGCACATGGATGACCATCCGGGAAAATTAGCTAAGTATAAATCTATTGGTATGCACAAACTTCAATTGGCTGGGGTTATGGAATATAGAGCCCCAATGCATATACCTGGAGGGGATCATGTATTGGCATCTATGGCAATTAGTTCTAAATTAGCCGGAGACATTTATCAAGGAGCCATGAGGAGTGGTGCTTTTGCACACACGGGTGTACTTATTCCCCCTACTTCTAGCAATTTTGGGGGAAATAGAAATGCATTTGCACAGGTTGTTAATGACTTTCTTGGAATAAAAAATCCGAAAAGTCAACAATTTTTATGGGAAATGCAACAAAAATGTAGTCAGGATGGGGGCAGATTTGAGGGTTAGTTACATTATAGAGGATTTTTTAGTATTATGAACACTTATGAGATGTCCATGTACACCAGTGCATTATTAGAGAAACATAGTGTCCATGTTGAGTCTAATCCTGCAGCTTTTGATGCTGCCTCAACTACTAATATGAAAAATGTTGATCGTTTGTCCAATAAAAGGTTCTTTGAGGCTAAAGCAGGACTTGATTACCAAATGCCCGATAAAGTATCCTCAGTTCCTTATATAACTGGTATAGAAGGTGATAAGTTAACCATGATGACTTATGAACCTGGATTCAAAAAGTTTAGAGCAGAATCATGGGCTTTTGGTAAAGGTTCGGCTCTGAATGCTACCAGATTACAGGATTTTAGGGGGGAAATTTCTAATATTAATAGATCTAGATTCACTAAAGGTTTGGATCTGGATAATATGGTGATAACCAATTTAAAAGGTGAACCTTTGGGTAGAGATAATCTAAAAAGAACTCTACGTCATGGTGCCATTCTTCCATTGAGTTCCAGAAAAGGTGTGTTTATGCCAAATTTTGGAATGTCACCAAATTATTTTTCTATTGAGTATGAGGGTCGTTTTCAGAAGGATGCAATTGACATTAGTTTTAATTCTTTAACCAGGAATCCTGTAAAGAAGCATTTCGGAGTAGATATTGCTAGTATGATGAGTTATGATATGGGTCGTAGTTCAACCTCATATAAAGCCTACTACGATGGATCTATACAAAGTAGACCAGGCAGAAATCCACAGGAAGTTGTTTTGGGTGCTACACCGCAATCCAACTTAATAATGGCGGCAGATATGCAATTCGCTGCATGGGAAAAAGAAGGACTTATACATCCAAATGATAGAATTATGGACAAGTCAGCTGGTATGCATATTAGTACGACTATTCCAGAATTGAATTTCAATAATAGACCCAATGCCTCATCTTATTTGAATAGTGTTGGATTAATAATGGATATGATGGGTAGACATGGTGATAGGTACAATAGTCAGGATTATTTGGGTGTTTCTGGTTCATATGATGAAGGTAGAAATAATTTTCGTATGGATAGTGCTACGAAAAGAATGGAGTATAGACATCCAGGAGCAATTTCCAATTCAGCTTTTTTAGCTAATCAGTTATCTTTGGTTGGTAAAATGACTAATGATTTAGTTGGGTTTGGTAAAGATTTAGATAATTTTCCGATTGCACCAAATCGAAACAGAAATAGCGGACTTATACAATTACCTGGGACTCCTCGTTATAGAAGATCTTCTACTAGTGGTCCAAGTGCCTATTCTCGGAGTCCATTACGTGCTTTACATGAAAATACTCCAGATTCCGATGTTATGAGAGATTGGTTCAATTCATTTACTGATGCCCTAGGTATAACAGATCCTGCACAGAAAAAATTTATGTTGATGATAAATAAAACTTGTTTGAAAAGTCAGTCACCATCTTTTCATGGTGCACGTAGATAAATTGAAAGGACAAGGTAATATATGATTACTAACCCTTGTGATACAATATTGATAAATGATTTTTACATGCTTCCAACTGAGCAAGTCAGGATAGACGAAAAGCCAATGTCCATTATTTCGGATTTTTTTGTTCAGTCTGGTACTAATATGTCTATGCCATTTGCAAAATGGTTATCTGATTTGATTCTTGTTGGTTCGCAATCGGATCCATATAAGACTGATTCCGATATAAAATATGAATTAGAATCCTCATTAAAAGATCTTGACAAAATGGGGGTTCTTGTATATAGACTTTTTCCATTTAGTATGCCTTTTAATAGAAGTAATTGGAAAAAAATTTCACACAGAATTTATGCTTCAGTTCTTAAGAAAAAGAGAACGTCTTTAAATAAGATTGAATTGTTCTCTTTCGAAGAACATGAAAAATTGTTTTCCAACAATTTACATAATTTGATGAGGATTTAAATGTCTGGACTAAATAAATTAGAACCAAATGAAAACGTCAAATATGCTAAGTCAATACTTCCAGAATCTTATAGTATTAAAGATTTATATTTTTTGGTTTATCCATATGAAGGACAAATATTTACTGGACTTAAAGATCCATTCAATTTTTCTAGATATTTTTGGAGACGACAAACTTCCTATTTTAGTACAGAGGGTTCACCTGAAGATCCATCTACTTGGTTATATTGGACTATAAAACAAATTGGAACTTCTGTATCTAAGGATTATTTAAGAACAATTGTAACAAATGAGGAATATTCCGAAAGAGTTTTATCGGATTTATCATTGCTACTTTTTGCAGAAGGTGCCATTTTAAATCCTGACGTTATTTTTGGACATTGTAAATTGAGTGACTCCGAATGTATATCCGAACTTTTACTTTCAGCAGGCACAACTGATGTTAATGATCAGATGAGTGAGATTTTAAGTTATTCCAATGAATCGAATGTTAAAAGATTTAAAATCTTATAATTCACCCTTCAAATATTGCTCCTTTAAAAATAATAAATCTTCCTCCTTTATATTTATAACCCCCTTTTTTATTTTATTCTTTAAAAATCTTCCTATTTTTAATAATGATCTTTCTGTGCTTTTGTAAAGTGAATCTGTGGTCAAATCTATCTGCTCTAACAGATTTGCAATAATTAGTTTTGCTCTACTTTGTCTGTCTAGAACACCATCATTCTCTATAAAAATTATTTCAGGACTTTTTTCTTCACCATTGTCTATACCAATAGTACTTTTTTGTACTTGATCTGCATCGTTTTCTATTTTCATATTATGATATATCTTTTGCATACTTTGCAATTCCTCATATATAGAATCCGTATATGTATTTTCACCTTCTATTCTTTTCTTTGTCTCCCGTTTTGAGTCTATAGGAATATTTAATGTGCCTCTATCCATATCCATTTCTAAATTGCAGGTGGTGGTTAATTGCTTTCTTATATCACCGATTATGGAAAGTCCACACAACCAAAATGCTTGATAGTAATAAACGGAACATCGGGTTTTATTTGCGTCAAATTTTAGTTTATTTAATAATTGAATCGACACTTCATTAAATTTAGAGGTGAATTTTTGTGAATACTGCATCCATCCATAGAATCTAGATTTCATAACCGAACCATACATTATGAACATAAAATTAGACATATATGTGATTAATTGCAATTTTCTTTCTGTTATTACCTGTAGAGTTTTTAATAAAACGGCAATTGATTCCGAATTGAAGTCTATCCCATCAATACAATACTGCTTTATTGTCGATCTTAGATATATTTCCGAGTAGATTAGATGTTCGTATTGTCTGTATAGTGTATCCCAGAAGGGATCGACTTCTTTTGGATGTGTGTAGTCTTTAATTTTTCCTGTCACAAGTATGTGCATTGCACGTTCTCGTATGGGCAATGTATGCTTATTTCTTTTTTTCCCGACTCTTTTCTTTCTTTTATTGTTGGATTTGGTTTGTATAAAAATAAATCGTTGGTCTCCGTTTACTTTTGGCAGCATTCTGTATCCTCCATGAATCATCCTTATAAAATAGGTAAAAAATTATAGTATTACACTTAATTGTAATTAAAGTCAATTAGTTTTTAAAATTTATGAAATTATTTTTTAATTATAAATACTAATTAGTATTTATGACATTATTTTATTTTTCTCTAGGGGATTTTTATGTTAAAAATACTTGCATACAGGGATGCTTTTGGTGTTGGTGATTGGATTATGACAATGTCGGTACTTAAAATGTTAAAAAAGTCCTACCCTGATTGTATATTGGATTTGAATTTGGCTGGAAAGACAGGTTCTGCATCTCAATTGATTATTGATATAGTTGAAAATTTTGATGTTAAATTTAATAAAATATTTTTTAATACTAATTCATTAGAGTTGAAAAAATTCTATGACATAGTTACTGGACATATTATTTATAATTTTAGGACAAGTAATAATCTCATACATAGTATGGTGAATTCTGTAAATGCCAAAACAGGATTGCAAATTGATTATAATTCTGGTTTGTACTCTCATTATATTGGCACAGTGAAGACTTTGAAAGTTCCGCGTAAATTTATTTTGATGCCCTCTTGTGGAAAAAATACCAAATTGTCAAAACATAAAGATTGGGGTTATAGTAATTTGAATTCATTATGCACTTTATTTTCTAGGGAAGGATATGATGTGGTACAGATTGGTACTAGTTCAGATTTTGGATTAACTGATGCAAATTATCGATATTTTGATTTATCTTTGGCACAAATTCATTTTCTAATGTCACGATGCACATTTTTTGTGGGATTGGTTAATGGTCTTTCGGTTTATTCTGGACATCATTCTGTTAAAACGTATTTGTTACATCATAATAATAGAATGTCATTTGAATGTACATTATACAATAATCAAAAATCGATTGATGTAACAAATGTGAACTCGGATTTTGTTTTTAATTTTATAATGAAAACCTAATCGATAAAACATTCTTAAATTACACATTAAATTGGAGTCGTCAATGGCTAAAAAAGGTTGGGGAAAAAAGAAAATTGAAAAATTGATTCCTGTCAAAAAAACGGTTACTAAACCCGATCAGGGAACATTTTCACAGACATTCTACGTAGATCCTCTTAAAAAGCAATCCAAACCAAGGAAACCTGGCAAAGGTGAGGACACAACAGGACAGAAAAAAACTACTGAATCCGAGGGAACAAGATCAAGGAAACGCCCAAAAGTTGATAAAACTGGCGAAAACAAGAAAAAACAGGATGACAGTGATACTGATAATAGAATGGTTCCAGATGATTCACGTAGTTTCAAAAATGTTAAAGATTTTGAAGATTTTGGTAAAGAGGGCATCGATCCAGAATCTGCTAAACAATTTTTTTGTAATATGTAGGTAAATTATGTCAGAAGATCTTCTTAAAGGTTTTGATCCTTCCAGTCCTGGATTGGTTCCAGTTTTACGTGCGGTTAGGGGTCCTAATGGTGTTTTTGTTAGAAAATATCATGTTGACATAGAAAAAGTTAAGAAAATGATACAGGAAGCAGAATTAAATACCCTACCATATCTTACCAGAATTCCAGGACATAAGCTTTTACGCAAGTTTTTGAGCAGTAAAAATGTTAAAGAACTCACACAAAGTCTCTTTTCCAAAAGTCCAAGAAGTATTCCGGTTATTTACAATAGATATACTAGATCAGACATATTGGAAACTTACAGACACAAAAGACAACGATTATTTCAGAATCTCTATGCCTACTATCTTACAAAGAATAAAATTGTTGAAGTTACTTTGAAAACTTATATTCAACCCTCTTTGAAGTATAATCAGGATGTTTATGAGTCGATACCCCCTAAAAAAGTTATAGAGCCGGTTATGGAAAGGGTTATAAAACCAAAGGTTCCAACAAATAATTCTAGAGTGCGACCTTGGAATATTAAAAAAAGTCCTTTTGCGTTAAATATTAAAAAAACAATTCAATTTCAAAATCCAACGACGTATCCACGGATATTTAACGAACAAGATTCTTTAGAAAAAGAGTCATTTCAAAAGGAACCTGTTCAAGAGGAATATAAATTAAAAACTATACGTAAGGAGGATCATCCAGGTTTTGCCGGAGAATTGTCTAGATTTTTTAATTATTTGCATCCAAATGTCAGAAAGACCATTTTAATGGTATCCAAAACTTTATTATTTGGAGGACTACAGGATAAGGACTATCTGCTTAATAATTTAACTTTACTTCCGGATATGATATACCCTAGTAAATCTGATTACTGGTCCATTATAATATCTAGAGCACTTTTGAACACCGGAAGTTTATTCAATCAGTCGGAATCATGTGATAATGAGAAAAGATTCTATCAATACTTGGTTTTGCAAAATATAGACTCTGAAACTTTTGATTCTGTATGTCAGATGTGTCCACCACCTATAGAAATTGAAAATGATCTAAGTAATTGGGAAGATTTAACTGTTAATCAGAGGATGTATCTCCTGGCTGGCAGGGCTAATTATTCTAGTAGAGAGAAGCATATACTAAGAAATACTGCTGATTTGGATGAGTTTATTAGATATTTATCAGCTTTGGCACCGGTTATGAGTGAAACAGAAGCATTTGATTTCATAGATTCTGAATATCCCGATTTGTTATCTATTGAGTATCTTTTTCGTAATATTAAAAAAGTGCAGATAGACAAAGAGAGTCCAAATTTTTTATATTTTTTAATTCAATTGTTTGGTTCAAAATTATTGCATCAACATTACTTGCCATATAATAGAATTGGTGATACTAGACATGGTCCATTTTCCTCTTATATGTGTCTAAAACTTAGAAAGAATATAGATAGTTACATAAAAAATGCTTTAATTAATAGATTGTCTACCAGACAATCTGGTTATGGTAAATTAAATAACGTTGAGGTTATTCTTCCTATCCCGGATGTAACTCCTAAAGATAAACAATTATTCATTAGGGCGGAACCATTCACTTCTTTATATTTAAAAGATGCAGTAATTAACGACATTTCAGGAATTCCACTGACTGTATCCTCGGATAGTATAGTTTATGCTTCGGAAGATGAAACATTTGTAATTGTTGGAGATTTGATTAAAGCAATAACATAAATTCAGGAAGCTAAAATCACGTAAGTTCTTTTCAAAAATTTCTTACAGTAAATACTAAAATTAAATTATATTTTTATACGAAATTGTACTAATTATTTGAATTTAAAAGAATTCAAATTGGGAGAGGTTGATTATTATGATTTGGACTTCATACTTTGGTAATTGGAGAAAATTTCCATCCGGATACAAAAAGATCGCTATATCCAATGGAATTCCAAAAGGTGTCAAAAATGTAGAATTAACTTCTTTTACCTGCGTAAGACCAACAACAATTTTATTATCCGATTTTAAACGTGGTTTAATCTCTGAACTAGTATATACAAAACGTTATCTTGAACAACTTAAATTTCTTAACATAGAAGATTTTCTTATAACCTATGATAACAGCATCCTTTTATGTTACGAAAAAGCTGATTCTTTTTGTCATAGACATTTACTAAGAAGATTTATAAATGCTCATAAAAAATTAGAATTAATTAGAGAACTTTAATGTCATTACAAAATTTTACTCAAGAACAAATAGAATCTTTGCTAGAATTTTCTTTAGCTAACTTCTCTAAAATTGCTTTGCCTGTTCCTTATGATCCGAGAGTTACAATAATGGAGATAGTTCTTGGAAAAGCTCTTTTAGAATATTATCGAAGTTTGCTTTACGATGGTATTAAAATCTATCAGGATCATTTTGGCAGTATAGATAATAAAATAACTAGACTAAAAAAGTCAGCAATGAGCAGTGGTGGTTGTTACATTGTTCCGGATGATAAAGAGATAGAGAAGGCATCCACTGAACTTCACGATATATTTAAGCGATTTTGTATTAAAAATCATCCAGATGTAAATCCTGCAGCCAAGGAGATGTTTGCAGAAATGAAATATAAGTATGATTCTGGAAATTATTTCGATTTCTTGGATGAATGTGATATTAATGTACCCGGAGTTCTTTACTTGAGATGGTCCTATTTAAACAAGGAATTAGATGCAATTAAAGAAAAAATGGAAGTTAAATTAGCTATTTGGAAGGCTATTGGATCTGAAGAAGAATTTGACAATGAAATTGCTATAGAATGGAAAAAGAAAAGAAAGAAAATTTCTGATATTCTGACTTTAATACGCAAAAATAGTGGGAGGCACAAGTGACAGAATTATCTATAGAAGTTATAGATCCAGTAATAACCAAAGTTCATGGTGATCAGAAACTTATAAGACCTTGTATGCGTTATGAGACTGAATACTGGGTTAAAGGTCCCCGTTTTAATTATCGTAAATCTAGGGTTTGTTATGCAGTTACAAGAAAGTCTTTTTACACAGGTTTGATTTCAAGAGTACAGGAATATTGTGCAAGGAACGACATTAGTCTTAAGATTAAATCGGACAATTGGAATCTCAAACCTTCTAGGAAGAAACCGAAATTGCCCGAAATTACTTTTAGACCTGATCAGCTAAAATCGATATATGCTGTCATAGAAAAACAAAGAGGTTTAATTTTGGCACCTACTGGTTCCGGTAAAACCATTTTGGCATTAGGTGTAGCTTCTATGTTTCCAAAAGCTCGAATTTTGCTGCTATGTCATTCCAATTCCATTATTAGACAGACATTTAAAAAGGCTAAAAGTTATGGTTTTAATGATGTGTCTACTTTTGGTGATGGCAGCAAGGATATTAGTGGAAGGATTAGTTTTGGAACTATACAAACCTTGGTTAATATGGAACCAAAAAGTTATGGAGCGGAATTTGATATAGTTATTGTTGATGAATGTCATCATGTTGCTCCAAATGGACAGTATGAAAAAGTTCTTTCCAAATTACTGGCACCAATTAGAATTGGTTTTACTGCAACAAAACCAAAGGATGCACTTAGATCTTTGATACTGGAAGGTCTTATAGGTCCAGTTATTGGTGAATTAACTATAGAGGAGGGCATAGATTTGAATATTTTAGCGGTTCCCACCATAAAATTAGTTCCAGTTCCGTTCAACAAAACAATAGCCGATAAAAATAGAACTTATACGGCTATTTACAAGGCTGCCATTGTGGAAAATAGGGCTAGAAATAGATTAGTTATTAGAAATGCTTATGAAAGAGTTTCTAAAGGTATGAGCGTTTTAATTATGATAAAAGAGATTACACATGGTGATATATTAGTGGAGTTGGGCAAATCTTTGCATAATATGCAATTGGAATTTGTTAGAGGTGCAGTAGGATTAGTTGACAGGGAATATATTCAAAATTGCTTGAATGACAAAAGTATAAAGTGTGTTATTTGTAGTTCCGTTTGGAGAGAAGGAATCGATATTCCAAGTTTAGATACCGTTATTTATGCTAGTGGTGGGATGAGTGACACTATGACTTTACAAGTTATTGGTCGTGGTCTTCGTCGTACAAAGGATAAGGATAAAGTGGAAATTGTAGATTTTTTGGATACCTATAAATATCTATCAACACATACTGTTAATAGAATTCAGACCTACGTAGAATCTGGTTGGCTCTAATAAAAATACTAAAATCTAATATGTTTAATTTATTCATATGAGATACTATAACGGAAAATAATATTTTGAATATTGTCATTACAATTGGAAAATAAGTAAATGTTAGACTTTTTTGATATATATGAATATCTGAACGATAGATTAATCGATTACACAGAAAGTGGAACCAATACTTCTAGAGGTTGGGTAAATATTAGGTGTCCATTTCCGCATTGTGATGATAATTCTAACCATCTGGGAATTAATTTAGAGTCTAAGGCTTTTCATTGTTGGAAATGTGGAGAACATGGAACATTAGTACAATTGTTACAGGAACTAGAAAGTTGTACTAAAAGACAAGCAATGGAAATTGTGAATCAATTTCAAAACATAGATGATGTTATAAACAATTCAAAAGAAAAAACGAAGACAGAAATCAGGAAATTATCCGATTTTAAATTTCCACCTTCCGGTGCTACCATAAATTTTCCAGAATCACACTTAAAATATTTGAGGGATAGAAACTTTAATACTGACGTAATAATCCCAAAATATAAATTGATGGCTTGTCATAATATTGGAAAATATAATTATAGAATTATAATTCCTGTTATAGAAAATAGGATTATTGTAAATTTTACCAGCAGAACTATTATTAAGGATAGAGAGCCTAGATACAAAATGGCTTCTATTGAAGATGATAAACCTACTGTTGATTTATCAAATCTACTATATAATTTTGATACTGTAAATTCCAGAGGTTTAATTTTGGAAGGTCCAACGGATGTTTGGAATATTGGAGATGGCAGTACTTGTACTTTTGGAACTTCTTTAAGTAAAGCACAGATGTTCAAATTGGCGCAATTAGATTTAGCAGTTTTGGTTTTTGATGCCGAAGCTATGGAGGATGCAATGAGGTTGCAATATCAAATTAAACCTTTTGTGAATACTGAAGTTGTTGAACTAGATTCCGGATTAGATCCAGCACAACTTAATGATGCTGAGGTTTTGGATTTAAAACGAGAATTTTCGATATGAGTTCTAATATTAGTCGTTTTAGAAGAGCCAAGAATAAAGATCTTGATTCCGATATAACCTCCGAAAAATTAATGTTATTAACGGCCATTATATCAGACGAATTTTGTCGCTCTGTTGGAATCAAGTATAAACCGGAGTTTGTTCAAAATGAATTCATTAGAAAAACAATGGATTGGTGTCTATCTTATTATACTGAATTTAAAAAGGCTCCTGGAAAAAAAATAGAGCAGGTTTTCGAATACAAATCTTCTGAGTTAGATGATTCTAGTAAAGAACTAATAGAGTACTTACTTTTTTCCCTTTCACAGAGTACAAAGGGAACAGGAGTTAGTGATTTTCATCTGGTCTTAAAGGAAACATTGAAATATTTTAGAAAACGTCATTTGGACATAGCTTTAAAGAAATCCAGAGTGCTCTATGATAAAGGTAAGATAGATAAGGCTATTGAATCTTTGGTAACCGAAAATTTTCAAAATGATTTAACATCTGAAGGTAAATTAGAGAATATATTTACTAGATTCAGTATCGAACAAGCCTGGAGTAGAACCGATACTTCACACGTATTTTCCTTCACAGGAGCTTTGGAGGGTTTAAATAGGCTTACCGGCTTTATTAAAAGGGGTTGGTTAATGGCTTATCTGGCTCCACCAAAAAGAGGGAAAACTAGTTGGTTACTAGAAACCGCATGTCAAGCAATGGTATATGGGAGAAAAGTTCTTTTTGTTAGTTTAGAAATGAATTCGGAAGCTATAAGACAAAGATTTTACAGTAGATTTTTATCTAAACCTGCAGGTTCTTATAGAGACAATTCAAATTTTATAACAGATTCAGATGGTACAGTTTTATCTAAAATTCCATATATTGATTGTGTTCATAATAAAGATAATACTTGTAAAAGACAAGAAAGGGAAGATTTTAAATCGAATATTCATGTTGAACGTGTAGAAGATTTACAATCTGTCCCATGTTTTGCCTGTGTAAGAAGTATAGATTCAGATTTTTCAATGACTATAGAGGTTGCTTGGGAAGCACTTTTGGATGATTCATATGAATCTGATCATAGGAAATTACTTGCCATAGGCAGACATCTTGGTAGATACTTACGATTGGTTACATACCCATCTTTTTTGGGTGGTATAGACGATATACAGCAGGATTTGGAAATTGCTAAAAGTCAGGGATTTATTCCAGATGTAATTATAATAGATTATGCGGATATTTTAAGACCTCCGGCCGGTGGCAGGGATGAAAGACAAAATCTTGATATTATATGGAAAACTTTAAAGGGTTTATCAGAAGCTACTAATTCTGTTGTAATAACCGCAAGTCAAACCAATAGAGGAGCATTGGAACAAAAGAGAATAGACCAAAAGCATATTGCTGAGGATTTCAGAAAAATTGCACATGTAGACGTTTTTCTGGCTTTAAATCAGAGCAATTTCGAAAAAGAAGCTGGAATAAAGAGAATCAATGCGATAGCGCATAGACACAAAGATTTTTCTCCATTTACGGAACTTTTTGTTAGCGAAGCTCTACATATGGGTCAGGTTTGCGTGAATTCGGTTATGCCACCAAAAAAACAGAAGAAAGAGGAGGATGAAGAAGATGATACATAATAATTTTGAATGTCCAGTTTGCGCCATGAAAGTTCCAGACGTAATGAAGCATATTTCGGCTTCAGCAACAGCACCATTTTCAGACGAAGCGCACATTGACTTTATATCAAAACTCGATGATACATTAGAGACTTTTATTAACACTAAACCTTTTGTTGGGGAATTGGTGACTGTAATACGTAACGAAGATCCAATGTTTAGTCATATTTCTTACAAATATATCATAGAATTTGCTAGAAAGAGATTAGGTGTTGATAGAGTTACTAAGTTTATGGAAGATGTTACTTTAACAGTTCCAGATTCTAACACCATTACTGTAAATAAAGAAAAATATGAAAAAGTGCAACAATTATGGCAACCAGGTGATTTGATTAGATCACTAAACGATATGATAACTAAATACTATCGGGATCCATTTCAAATATTGCAGCATTTTCATGATATAAATGGATGTTCCATCTGTGAATCTAATGATAATTTACAAACAACATTTGTGGATGGTGATAATTCTAATTTTTTGCCTTCTAATCTAGAACCTTTATGCGTTTCTTGTAGATCAGTGTCAGAACTAATAGGACTTACACCATATTCTACGATAAGTAAGGAGTTTTCATTTGCTGGAGCTCATAGACTTCCAAATTATGATGGGGCTTGTAGCAATTTACATGGACACGAATGGAAATTCATTGTTTCTGTTAGAAAGAAAATTAATCCAAATACGGGCATGATTATTGATTTTAAAGATTTAAAACGAATAGTTACGGAAAATGTTGTTGACCTTTTGGACCATAATTATTTAAATGACTTTTTTCCTAATCCTACAGCGGAAAATATAGTATTATGGATGTGGGAAAGGTTAATGATTGATGGACGTTTAAAAGGTTTAGAATCTATACAACTATGGGAAAGTCCAACTAGTGACATTTTACTAACAAGGCAGGATTTGCTGTCAATGTGTGGGAGGGAGTAGATGTTTTCAGTATACAGTATATTTGATAGTATTGATGGAGAAGTTAATGCATTCCATCAAGGTGCAATGACGACATTCATCCGATTTTCTGGTTGTAATTTATTGCCAAAATGTAGTTACTGTGATACTCCATATGCATTAAAGGAAACGGATGGTTCAGAGATCTCGTTAGAAGATCTTGTTAATGCAATATTTTTAAGACATAAGACAAAAAAGGTAACAATTACTGGTGGTGAACCTTTACTACAAAAAGATCTACATTTACTTTTGAGTATTTTAATCGAAAAGGGAGTTAAAATATCTATAGAAACTAATGGAACTTTAAAACCATTACAACAATTTATTGGTATTCCAGAAGTCAGTTGGGTTTATGATTTTAAATTGAAAAACTCTGGACAAAGAAATAGAATGAACTTAAATAGTTTTAGCACTTTAACCAATAATGATTTTGTTAAATTTTTGGTGTCTAATACTGATGATATTGAAGAGGCTTTATCAATTGGTGAAGTTTTACGCAATAATTATTGTGAAGCAAAATATGCTTTCTCTCCAATACATGGACAATTGGAGCCTGATGACTTGCTAAGATTATTACAGAAGTTGGGTACTGGTGATGAAATTATAAATCTTCAATTGCATAAATACATTTGGGGAACCGGAACTGCAAATGAAGAACATTAAAATTTAAGGAGGACATTAAAATGATAAGAGCTTTGGTAAAAGACAGTTACACTGTATTGCTAGAAACCAATTTGGTGCCTAATAGTAAAGATTCGATAGATATGGATAATTTGGATCTTCAAAAGTTAACTGACAGTTTTTTGGATGCAGTTGAACTTGTTCCAATTGAAAATGAACATTTAATTCCAAAGAAAGTTGGTCAATTGTATAATGATATAGTTGATGGTATACATTCTCTAGTGGATAATGTTAATTCAGAACCAGCTGCACCAGCTGCACCAGCTGAAAAGGTTGAGATTGTCAAAGAAGAATCTACATTAATAAATGAAAATTTAATTGATTCAGCACAAGAACAAGCTGTTAAGGAATTGGGATTTAAAGAAAGGTTGAAAAAGGAAGCTAAAAAGGAAGCTAAAAAGGAAGCTAAAAAGGAAGCTAAAAAGGTTTCAAAAGCCACTAATATATTCGGAAGGAGAATCTCTAGTAAGTATGGATTTATAGACTCAAAATTATTAGATGGTGTAAATAGGAAGGATTTGGTATCCCTACTGGTTGCAGATTATGGATTGGAAGAATCCAAAGCTAAATCGGTACTAAATGGTCATATTAGAACAACAGTACACAAAAAAAATTGGGCTGAGTTAGAAGAAAATGGAGATTTTGTCAAATTTATCCCAACTATAGGAGGTTAGGAAATGATCGAATTGAAAGATGTACAAAAATCGACTCCAAAACATCCTATCCCAATAGATTTTGTTGGTATAAGTGGATTTAAATTGCCAATCAGTGTTGGAACTAAATCTGGTTCCTATCAGACCACAATAGCTGATGTTAGTGTTTATGGAAATCTTCCTGATACCAAAAAAGGGATTGATATGAGTAGGATTCCAATCGCTATTCAAAAATTTTCTGGTCAGAGTTTAGATGTCAAAGTTACTAATGAAGTTGCTGAACATATTCGTAAAAAATTGGAAGTCAATGTATGCAAAATTAGTTACAGATTTCCATATTTCATTCAAAAAATAGCACCAATTAGTAAAGAACCTGGTATAGTTTCTTACGATATCACCTTTGCTCTAACCAAAACGGAAGATTCTTCAACTTTTACTATGGAAGCAATTATTGTAGGTACTAGTTTGTGTCCATGTAGTAAGGAGATAAGTGAAAATTCTGCACATAATCAACGGGCCATCGTAGAGGTTTCTGCTAAAATTAAAAATGATGGTTTCCTTTGGATTGAGGATCTTATAGATCTCATTGAAATGTCATGTTCTGGTAAAATGTATAGTGTCTTAAAAAGAGTTGATGAAAAGGCAATAACAGAGTATATGTACGCTAATCCAAAATTTGTGGAAGACATTGTTAGGGATTGTGCATTTAATCTTTCACAAGTTTCCGATATTCTTGATTATAATGTCAAAGTTAGTTCGGAGGAAAGTATTCATCAGCATAATGCTGTAGCAATTCTTTCTGGATCTAATGGAACGTCTTAAAAATACTAAAAGTTATTATAATTAATTTAATTTAAAAGGAGTGAATCAATGAATTTCTTTTTGGATAGTGGTGCCTTTTCAGCTCTAACACAAGGAGGGACCATAGACTTAGAAGCTTATATGGATTTTATTCAGACAAATTCCGAGTATATCAATGTTTATGCTAATCTAGATGTAATTGGTAATGTAGAGGCGTCTTGGCAGAATCAAGAAATTATGGAAAAAGCCGGTCTTACTCCCCTCCCGGTTTTTCATGTTGAGGATCCTTTTGAATATCTGGATAAATGTATGGAATATGAGTATTTTTGTTTAGGTGGTATGGCTTCTGCCACTCAAGACCTTAGACTTAGCTTTTTAGATAAATGCTGGTATACTATTTGTAATACCCCTGATAATATGCCCAAAAATAAAGTGCATGGTTTTGGGATGACTTCACATAGACTTATGTATCGGTATCCTTGGTATTCAGTGGATAGTACCAGTTGGTCTCAAACGGCGGGTTTTGGTAATGTATTTATTCCCAGACCATCTGATAAAGAAGAGTTTGATTTCACATTGATGCCTTTTAAGATATCTGTTTCTGATGAAAGTCCGAGTAAAGCTGAATATGATGTACATCTTGCTACAGCCACTAATGCTGTAAGAACACACATTCTGAAATACTTAGATAAAATTGGAATCACGGAAATAGGATTAAAAACTAGTCATTGGAATAGAAGATATGTAAATGTCGAATTTTTTCTTGGTGTTGAGAGAACAATGAAGTGGCCAAGACCATTTAAACCAAAATTGGTCAATAAAGGTTTTGGTTTTTAAGGAGGATGAATCAAAATGATAGTACATTTCGTTACAGATTTTAATCCAAAGGATGCCGATTTATTTTACAGGGCGGGTTCCGATAATGTTTTGGTGTCTTATTGGGTACTACAAAATGGGAAGAATCCTGGTATCAAAATGAAGTCTTTTTATGACCAATTACATGGATTGGTTCCACCTAAATTACAATATACTGAAACTGGAGAGGTCATTAAGAAAGAAAGGGGAGTTAAAAATGAAGGTTAGTCAACTAAAAGCTATATGTCAAAAGTTGCGTCCCGGTTTGGATAGACAAAAATCCTTGATAGAACATTTTAGACATATTTGTTTTACAGGAACCAACATTATTACATTTAATGAGCGTATTTGCGTCGCACATCCATTTGAAACCGAGTTTACGTGTTCTGTTATGGGTTACGATTTTATTGATGTCATTTCCAATCTTCCTCAAAATGCAGATATTCAACTTAGATTGGTCAAAGGAAAATTACGAATTCGTGGGGCTGGAACCAGTATTAAAATGTCCACCTTTGATGAGGGTGCTTTGACTAACGCCTATTCGGAAATTTTTAAGGAAGAGTTGCTTTGGAGATCTTTACCAGTGGATTTTATGGAAGCAATTAAATTATGTCATTTCTCGGTGGCAAAGGATTTGACTAGATTATACTTAAATTACATTAATGTGTCATTTAACAATATTATAAGTTCTGATAATCTTCGTATTTCCAAATATGATTTAGAATCACCGATTGAAGAAGAATTTTTTATTCCAGGAGTAGTGTGTAGACCTTTATTGCAATACCCAGTTCAAACCTACGCACTTTTTAAACCTTGGATTGGTTTTAAAACTGCTGAAGGAGTTCAATTCTTTTGTAGAACTTCAGATGTTGCCGATTTTCCTGATGTTAGCAGTTTATTTGAATTTGAAGGTGAAACCTTTAATCTGCCAACTGAGTTGAAACAAATAGTAGAGTCATTGGCAGTTATCACAGAAGAAGAGTTCTTAACAGACCGACACATGACAGTTACTATAAAGGACAATAAAGTATCATGCTTTGTCGAGAAGTCGACTGTGTCAGCAAATAGATGGGTAGAAACGGACATAGATAAGGATATCACTTTTATTATTAACCCTATCTTTTTTAAAGAGATTCTTGAACAGACCAGAACTATTAAAATTTCGAATGGTAAAGCCCTTTTTACAACAGGAAAATTTAAACATTTGCTATCACTTCCGATCAAATACATAGTAGAGGAGGTGAAGTAATGTTAACCACTGAAGGATTTTTCTTTAAGGAACCGACTTTAGCTGAGCGAAAAGCTGTCAGGAAAAGAGATTATACTGGCACTTCGAACTCTTCTAAAAAGAAAAAAAGAAAAGCTAGTAATAAAAAATCACAGAGTAGCATAGAACAACAATTGAAAAATAATCCTTGTGAACTTTGTGGTTTGAGTGAACAAGGTTGTGAGTCACCTTTTATGCAATACACCGGGGAAGGGCGTAAAGAAATTTTAATAATAGGTGATGTTCCAGGTGCAGCCGCGGATTCTAGATGGAAAAAATTAGGTTATAAAGTTCCAACTCAATTTATTGGTAAAGGTGGACAACTTATCAGGAAACATTTACGTCTACTTGGATATGATTTAGATAAGGATTTTTGGAAAATAAATGCCATCAATTGTAAACCTCCTGCGAATAAGGAAGTTTCCACCAAGCAAATTAGAGCCTGTTGGAATTTTATAGTTGAACCTACAATTAGAACATTGCAACCAAAAGTTATTATTTTATTAGGTGTTATCGGTTTACAGTCATTTTTTCATAAGATATCTGGAAGTAAAAATGTCCTTGCAATAAATCGTTGGCGTAGATTATGTGTTCCAGATTTTGATTATAAAACTTGGATTGTTCCTTTGTATGATCCCAATTTTGTTCTGAAGAAAAGGAATGATGCCAATTTGGCTTCAGTTTACAAACGGGATATTCAATTTGCTATGTCTTGTTTAAATAAACCTCCTGTGACTGTTATTGATTACGAATCTAAAGTGCAGTGTCTCACAAAGTTTGCTTCAGTCAAAAGGGTTTTGCAAAGGGCCAAAAAACAATCTGTAGTTGCATATGATTTTGAAACATCTGGTAAAAAGCCTTACGATAAAAAACATCGAATTTGGTCAATATCTTTGGCGTGGGATAGAGATAATGCATTTTCTTTTGCGTATCAGTATCCTGGTGCTTGGTCTAAAGAGGAAAAGGCTAAAATCAGGGATATGTTTAGTGAGATACTAACAGATCCTAATATTAAAAAAGTTGCACATAATGCAAAATTTGAGCATGAATGGAGTTGTAAATTCTTTGCAGAACCTGTCAATTGGCACTGGTGTACAATGTTAAGTGCGCATATTTTGGATAACAGGGGCGGCATAAGTAGTCTGAAATTTCAAACTCATATTAGATATGGAATTTGGGGTTATGGTAAAAGTGTTGACAAATTGATGACTTCTATGGATTCAAATGGGTTAAATAGATTATATGAAGCTCCCATTGAAGATCTTCTACTATATGGTGGTTTGGATAGCCTTTTCACCTTCATGTTGTATTCTGATCAATATCTAGAAATAAAAAGATATAGAAAGACACTTCCAAGGGCCCAAAAGTTTTTTCTAGAAGGTATAATGGCATTGTCCAGAGCTGAAATGACTGGTTTTAATGTTTCCATGAAGTTTTATGAGAAGAAGGATGTTGAACTATCCCAACAAATAAAAGATTTGGAGCATTCATTGATTCATGGCGACTTTGGCACCAAATTTACTGAAGTACATAAAAGGGATTTAAATCCTAGATCTACTACTGACTTGAAGAAATTATTTTTCGATATTCTAAAGATGCAACCTCTTAGATACACCACCAAAGGGAATCCTGCCTTGGATAAGAGTTGTATGGAAGAATGGGATTTGCCATTTACAAATTCCTTGCTGGAACTTAGAATGCTTGAAAAAATCAAGGGTACTTATTTGGCTCAATTTAAAAGGGAGGTAAATGAGGATGGGAGAATACATCCAGTTTTTAACCTTCATATTCCAAGAACTTACAGGTCAAGTTCCAATGAACCTAATTTCCAAAATATACCGGTTCGCAGTAAATTGGCAAAAGAAGTTACAAGAGGTGGTATAATTCCAAGTCCTGGGAATCAGTTAATGGAAGGAGATTTTGGTTCATTAGAAGTTCGTATTTCTGCATGCTATACAAAAGATCCTAACATGCTGACTTATATTAATGACCTTTCCACTGATATGCATAGGGATAGTGCTGCCGACATTTGGATGTTGGAAACGGATGAGGTTTCCAAGGATATCAGATTTTATGCTAAAAATGGTTGGGTTTTTCCACAGTTTTATGGTGATTGGTATGATTCTTGTGCAAGAGGTTTATGGTCTAATTGTCTGCAATTAAAAACAAAGAACAATGTAACTTTAGAAGATCATATAAAATCTAAAGGAATTAAGACTTTGGATAGTTTTATTAAACATTGTCAGAATGTGGAAGATAAATTTTGGAATGTTCGTTTCAAAGTTTACAAAAAATGGAAAGATAAGATTAATAAATTATATAGAAAACAAGGTTATATTGAAACTTATTTTGGTTTTCGACTTGGTGGATATATGGGCAAAAAGGATGTTACTAATTATCCTATTCAGAGTACTGCTTTTCATTGTTTGTTATGGTCATTTATTGAAGCTGACAAGGTTGCTAAAAAAGAAGGTTGGAAAAGTAGGTTAATAGGACAAATTCATGATAGTATTATTGCCGATTTAGATCCGGATGAAGTTCATCATGTCATTAATACTTTAAACTATATAATGAATACTAAAATGAGGAATGAGCTTCCCTGGATTATTGTGCCATTGGAAGTGGATTTTGAATTAACTGAAATAGATCAACCCTGGTCAACTAAAGCAGACTTCGATCTTTCATCCATTCAACTTACTAGTAAGGAGACTTGATATGTCCAATGGACCTTTACAAATTTCTTGTAGACCCGATAATTTTGATGATTTCGTAGGTAATAAAGCAGTCATTTCTTCTTTAAAGAATACATTAAGTAAACCTTTCGATAAAATGCCCAAATGTCTTTTATTTCATGGTTTCAGTGGTTGCGGCAAAACTACTTTGGTTAGAATTGTATCAAATGAACTTGATATACATGAAAGCGATTTTATGGAGATTAATGCTGCTCAGAATAGGGGAATTAATGAAATGAGACAGATATTGGAATCTGCTCCATATTCTCCTTTACATGGAAAAGCTAAAATGTATATGTTTGATGAAGCACATATGCTCACTACGGAAGCCCAAAACAGTCTACTTAAATTTTTAGAAGAACCTCCTGCACATGTAATTATAACTTTATGTACAACAGAACCAGGAAAACTTTTAAAAACCATTAGAACTAGATCTACCCCTTTTTTGGTTAAAAAACAGACTCTTCCAGTTATAAGTCGACTTTTAGTTTGGGCCGCTAAGAAAAATAATTTACAAATTAAAAAATCTATTCTTAGAAAAGTAGCCAGCGTTGCTGACGGATGTCCTAGACAAGCACTTGTCATTTTAGACAATATTTACGCAATGACAAATGAAGAGGAAATTCTAGAATTAATTGAAACTTACAGTGAGATTGGTGAACTTTTAACCGCAAGTACTTTAGAACTTTGTAGGGCTTTTCTTGAGCAAAGTAAGTGGAATGATGTCAGAAAAATACTAAATAATATAGAAGGCGAACCTGAAAATATTAGATACGGAATTTTGGCTTATATGACAAAAGTTTTATTAGGAGGAGATGATCCAATGGCGGCTGCGGTAATTGAACAATGCAGAACTTCTTATATGTATACTAAAAAAGCTGGCTTGGTATATGACTCTTATATGATTACTACTCTAGGTGAGGAATAAAAGATGTCTTATGAGTATGATAAATCTACTTATAGAGAAGATTTATTTATAGATAAGTTTAATCTAGATTTAGAGTGGGAAAAGCAACCTATGTTATTTGATAAATGGGCAGGAAGATGGGCAGAATCTGTGGAAAGGAGGGATAGAGCTAAACAGTATGTAGATGTGGCTAAGGCTGAATTGTACAGTAAAATTCGTGCGGAACCCAAAATTTATGGTTTGTCAAGTAAGCCAACGGAGGGTGCTGTTAATTCTTACATTATTACAACCAAGAAGTATAAATCTGCATTTGCGGATTTTTTGGCAGCTAATAAAGATGTCAATGTTCTTTCTATTGCCAAAGAAGCTATGAATCATAAAAAAAGGGCGTTGGAATATGTTAGCCAGTTAATGTTGGGTGGATTTTTTGCTAGACCAAATATCAAATCTGAAGCCCGTGAACAAGTCGAACAAGCAAAGAGCTCAGAAGTTAAAAAACACATTAAAGATTCGGATAGAATGAGGGCTAGGTCCCAAAAAGCGAATACTTGAATTTTTTAATAGTTAAAAAACTTGAAGAGCTGCAAAATCTAGGAGGTAGTAAATTATGTCATCAATCAGAGATAAAATGAAAGCGAAATTGGCTAATCGTGTAAAGCAGAGCTATAATCGGAGGGAGGGACAGAACAAATCCTATTTCAAATCTGATTTGGACGGTGTAACTTTTTGGAAAGTATCGGAAGATGATCATATTATTGACGTTATTCCATACCTTGCAGGGGACTTCGATCCATTAACGCAGCCTGGTGAACCAACTTATGCATTAGAGATTTACTCTCATCAGCAAGTTGGACCAGATGAACGTTCAGTGGTTTGTATGTTAGAGAACTATGGCAAACCCTGTGCAATTTGTGAGCATCGTAAAGAGTTGAGGTCTCAGTATCCTGATGATAAAGAAATGTGGAAACATCTTTACCCCAAAAGAAGGATGGTTTACAATATTATTTGTTATGATTCTTCTAAGGAAGAAGAAAAGGGTGTTCAAGTTTGGGAAGTTGCTTGGTGGTTTACCGAGAGACATTTTTCACAGTTAGCTCGAACGGCTAAAAGACCCGGTCATGGTTCTACCACATACATTCCTTTTGCGGATCCTGATGAAGGAAAAATGATTTCTTTCAGTCGTGAGGGCAAAGGGGCTCAGAATACTCAATTTATTGCTCACAAATTTGTTGATAGGGATGTTCCAATTTCAAATGAGGTTCTGGATGAGGCTAAAATTCTGGATACACTATTACATATTCCGACCTACGATGAAGTGTATGAGATGTATCATCAGAGTCCTCCAGAGAACACTGCAGCTCCAACTCCTCCTCCTGCAGCTCCAACTCCTCCTCCTGCAGCTCCAACTCCTCCTCCTGCAGCTCCAACTCCTCCTCCTACCGCACCTGATCCTGCTCCTGCTCCCGCTCCTGAAGTTACACCTCCACCTGCCGCAGCAGCTCCTCCGGTAGCTCCTCCGGTAGCTCCTCCGGTAGCAGCGGAAACACCTATTCCCGTTGCTGAAACTCCACCACCAACTCCACCACCTATTGTTCCTGAAGCTCCGGCAGCACCTGACACTAAACCTGTATGTCCTGGTGGAGGTGAATTTGGAGTGCATACTGATGAACTCGAAGCATGTGAACCCTGTGCTTTGTGGCCAGATTGTGCAAAGGCAAATGATCAAAATTCGTAATACAACATTTTAACTGATATGGCGACAGTAGGAATATGTCGCCATATCTTTTAAAGGAGGATAACATGAAAAAAGCATTGTTAGTGGGTATTAATGATTATCCACAAGCTCCTCTTAGAGGATGCGTAAATGATGTTCTACTAATGCACAAAATGGTTACAGAACATTTTGGATTCAAAGCGGATAAAATAAAGGTTCTAACCGACGCTGAGGCTACAAAAAAGAATATTACTACCCAGTTACGTAACTTAGTTAATTGGGCTGAGAAAGGTGATAATCTTTTATTTCATTTTAGTGGACATGGTTCTCAAGTGGTGGTAAATGACTGGACAAATACCTCGGAATCCGATGGAAGAGATGAAATTTTATGTTCTGTAGATTTAGATTGGAATAATCCTCTTCGTGATAATGATTTGGGAGATATGATTAAAAAAGTACCTCAAGGAGTACAAATTACCGTTATTCTGGATTGTTGTCATTCCGGTACAGGTTTAAGGGCTTCATTTGAAGGTCCGGATTCAGAAGGGTCTACAAATATTCGTAATCGATTTTTACCACCACCACCTTCCAATATTCTTTCCAATCCAAGGGTTAAGATAGATGATGATTTAACTTTTGTATTTCCAGATTCTAAAGATTTGCAAACACAAAAAAGAGGTTTCTTAATCGATACAACAGAGCAGGGAGAGGCTATCCTTATAAGTGGTTGTCAGGATAATCAAACCAGTGCTGACGCATACATTAGTAATGCATATAGGGGGGCTTGTACATATATGTTATTTGAAATTTTAAGACGTGCTAGTTTTGATATTTCGTATAGGGATTTAATAACTCAAACGAATAAATTTTTGGATCAAGCACATTACTCACAGAACCCACAATTGGAATGTATAGAATCACTTAAAGACAAACCATTTTTGAGATAGGGGAAAATGGAATGACTGCATTGAAGAGGGATAAAAGGACCAAGTTAAAAGATGGTTTAGGCAAAGTCCTAAAAAAAGAAAAGGTTGACAATACTGCTATGTCCAAGGTTAAAAAGGAGGTTGTAGAGGTTACGAAAAAAGAGTTAGATGCTGCAATTGTAGCAGATGTTATTGAAACTGCCAAAGAACAACCTATTAGTGACATAAATGCCGAGATTCCTTTAGAAACAGACAGAATGGTATCCACGGGAAGCACCTTATTGGATCTTATTATTTCAGGAAGTAGGATTAGAGGTGGGGGCATACCTGCAGGTATTCTCTGTGAATTTTTTGGTCCTAGTGGATGTGGAAAAACGGCTATTCTTTCTGAGATTGCTGCTAGCACACAAATTAGAGGTGGCAGTGTTCTTTATGCAGATCCAGAAGCCCGTCTGGATAAAAATTATGCCCAAACTTTTGGTTTGAATATTGGTGCTGATGAATATAGCCGTCCAGATACAGTTTCAGAGTTATTTGAGACTCTTTGGGGTTGGCAACCTAAAAATCCAAATGCAATAAACACAATAGCTTCTGATTCTCTTGCAGCTTTATCTACAGATCTAGAAATGGAATCTGCAGATAAAATGGGTATGCGTCGTGCAAAGGAGTTCTCAGAGGGTCTTAGAAAGACATGTAGGCTAATCAAAAATAATGGATATATAATTGCCTGTTCCAATCAGTTGCGACAAGGGACCAATGGTACGTCGACACCAGGAGGCAATGCAGTTCCTTTTTACTCTTCACTTCGGGTTTCTATGTGGCCGGGTGCTAAAGTAGAGGTTACCAAAGCTCTTCCAAGTGGAAAAAAAGAACCTAGAATTATTGGAGTATCGGCTACTTGTACAACTGTTAAATCTTCTATTGATAATCCTTTTAGAACATGTCCAATATATGTTATATTCAATCATGGCATCGATGATATCAGAGCCAATCTTCAATGGCGAAAAGAAATCAGAGGTGATACCAAGTATGATGTTTTTGATAAAAGTTACGTTGCAATGAATGCAGCAATTAAGTTCATAGAAGCCAATGACTATGAAGATAAATTGCGTGAGGATACAATAGACTTGTGGGAAGATGTTGAGAAAAGGTTTGTAATTTCAAGAAAGGCTAAAAAACGTAGGTAATATATTGTTATAGTTGAGACCAGATTGAAGATAATTTGTGCATTATCTTCAATCTGGTCTTTTGATGTATTATGTCTCTTATATCCCATTTTTAGCTACTATTGAAATTTTTAAATTGTATCTCTAATGTTCTAATCTAAATATACTAAATACCCATCGTACATTTATTGAATCTTACAGAAAGGAGGTTAAAGGAGTTCTGGCAATGGAAGCATTTCAACGTACCTTCAAATATTGAGGAGGAATTGATTATGGCTATTTTTGGAATTGGTGCAAGATACGACGATCAGTGGGTAAATAAATCTTTTATTGAACACAAGATGGCTTGTATTGGTCATGAACGGGCAGATACACCAGAAATTTATGCTGAGTTTCGAACTCTCAAAGTTGGTGACATTATTTACATGAAAGCATTGGGTCCTAGTTCGGATAGAATGTGTATTATGGGAGTTGGCATAGTCACCAATAATTTTATTAAAGAAATTATCACTGATGAAGACACTGATGATGAAATTCATTGGGGACATGGTGTTAAAGTAAATTGGGTATTCGATGGAGAGGAGTATTACGCTTCAAAAGGTCTTGATAAAGACAAACATTGGCACCGAAGAGTTGGAACTTTTTACGAAGAGCACAGTCGGAAAATCCAAAAACTGATAATTCGTATGCTTTTGGATCCCGATAGATATGCTGACGATGATTAAAATACTTACAATAGAAAGGAGATTTTTAAACTAATGAAGAATGGATAACATCACATACTGTATAAAAGAACGAATTCAAAATTTTAAATAGGAGAAATCGTGATGATAAAAAGTTTATCCATTATATTATTCGTAGTTTTGACATTTGTTGGTAACGTATTTGCTCAGGATCAAGTGGCCTCGGGAAACCTTATTGCCTATTTTCCATTTGACGGTACGGTGGAAGATGTTGTTGGCAATAATCCAGTTACTAAAAATGGAAATTTAACCTTTACTAGTAGTGAGGTTGGTCAGGCTGTTGTCTTTGATGGACAATCTTTTTTACAGTTGTCTGGGGAACCTTTCGCTTTGGAAGAGTGGACGATTTCTTTTCGTATTTTTGTTGATAATGCTCCACCACAGTATTGGAACAGTGTTATAGCAAAACGTTCAGTTAACAGTGAAGTTACCGGAAAGTACAACTGGGGATTTTTCTACTACCCAGGATACTGGTTAGATAGCCAATATGAGATTTGTGATTCCGATGAGGATCATTTATTGCATTTTGGTTATGACTTGAGACCGGGAGCCTGGTATAGAGTCACTGGAACTTACGGTGATGGTATTCAAGAGATGTATGTTAACGGCAAATTAGGAAATTCAATTTACAGAGGTGATGTGCCATGTGCTAATAATGAACCTCTAATAATTGGTGGAGTTACTACTGATCTGGCTTATATGTTTGAAGGTAAAATTGACGAACTTAGGATTTACAACAAACGGCTCAGTGCACAAGAGATAAAGAATATCGATGAGATTGGTGTTTGGGTTGCAGATACTCCTGTAATTGCATGTGCCGTAGAGGGTTTTATTAAGGTATTTCCCAATGTTATAAAAAATAAGGGAGTTAAGACCAAAAAATATGCGGCCGTTGAGATTTATGGTTATGCACCCAAGAATTCTTTTATTAGCATTAATGGTGAATTATTTGAGGATCTACCAGAAGGACGATTTACATTTCTGAGTTATATGCATGCTAAAAATGATTTGGTACACTCTGTAAATTTGTATTCCAGTGATGGAAATCTTATAGATAGTACTAATGTTGTTGTGATGCGAAATAAGGATTACGATTACATTAAGATTAAGTAGTTAGTTCTTTATTTACAATTATAAAAAAAATGCCCTTCAATTATGAAAATTGAAGGGCATTTTTGTGAATTTGTTGAAATTTAAAATTTTTAATTATTAGTATGCGTACTAGACCACTTTGGTAAAACATTGTATTAAGATGGTCAAAACCTATATATTGAAGAGGAAATCAATATGGCATCAAAGAAACCAATAGTCTTATACGAAGGTGATCTAAAAGTACTTCAAACTGGTGATACTACTCCAGGTATGGATTACGCATCGGAGGCTTCAAGTATTGCTGAAAGAGCATCTTCATTGGCCCGATTGGCAAGTTCGGAAGGGGTAAATGGTTCAGTTTTTATAACTGATCTTGAACCACAATCATCTGGAAATGTTGGAAGTAAAGTAACATCATCCGACGGTGATGTTCTGGACTCGTGTGTCACTGATACGAATCTGCTGACCGTGAGTGTTCTAGCATTACCCGGAGATACCAATTTTAAACCTTATGTAGAAATAGATAGTGTACAAGTTCCCTTGACAGCACAATCTGATGAACCTCTGTTTAGAGGAACTTTAAACATTGATTTGGCTGGTGCCACTTCAATAACTGTAATACATGAAGATGGAGCATCACATACCTGTCAAATTACGGCGGATACACCTCCTGTAGTACAAACAGCAGTTTTTACTGGTGGATATCCAGGAACACAGACGGAATTGAAAGTCAACGATTATTTTGACTTAAATGTGGTTTCAGATATTGCAATTGTAACGATTGAAGTTGATAATTTTGGAGCATTCCAAGCTGATACATTTGGAGTTGCATCTGGACTTAATCATACAATCACAGGAACGATAGCAAATCGGGGAACTAGTGTTCAAAATCTTGGTGCCAGGGTTAGGGTACAAAAGTCTACGGGTTCCTGGAGTGCTTGGTTTTTGACAACTAGTGCGGGATCTACCGATGGAACACACACGGTCAAATTGAATAATTTGTTTCCAAGTGTAAATATTGGAACAATAACCTATCCTGTGACTCAGTCAGCATTGAAAGATTCAGAAACGGCAACAGTAGCCAATACGGTGTCTAATCAAAGCACTATTTCATACACTTCTGGAAATGGTGACCTACTAATTAGTAATTCCACAGCCTACGAACCGTCTAAAACGGTTACTAGAAATGGTGGAAATTACAATATTAGTGCTAACAATTTTACTATAACAGCAACTCGAACTCCAAACAACGCGGTTACAGCAGTTTCCACCGTTGTGTTTATAGCCAATGTATTGCCTGTAATTAATCTTTCCCTCCCTTATAGCAGACTAAGAAGTGGTGGAAACGATGGAACCAGTGCCCAAAATTACACAGTAACTTTGAATTCCAATCAAAGATTAATTTCGGCACCAACTTTAAATGCTGGTGGAGGAACTCTCACCAACTCTTTTACCGGTGGACCATCCACTTGGACTAGAAATATTCAAATTGATGATGACGATACTAAAGGTTCCTTTTCTTTTAGCAGTCTTTCAGCAATGAATTTGAGTAACATGGAGCAAACAGTTATTAACTCTGGAGCTTCTTATACACTCGGTGGCTTTGTTTCTCGATCCATTGCTTTAGCAGCATTTATAGCAGAAGCTAACATGAATGTTGCAGTGGATACTTATTCTAAAACAACATTGTCATGGTCCTTTAAACCTTCGTTAACAATAAGAGCAGCGTTGAATAGTACACCTCCTATTGTAGACAATTGGTGTGTGGTTGCTACGGATACAAATCCAACAACCATTAGGATATTGGATACTTCTGCTGTTGCGGCTTCAAGTCAGGAATCAACAATTACAATAGAGGAGGCCGTCTAATATGGGACAAATAGAAGATCTATTATTTGAGACAGAAAGAAGAGTAATTCTCTTCAAGTCCGGCACTACAATGCCCGATGCAAGTCAACTAGGGTGGAATGCTGATCCCAATAATGTAGTTAATGGTAACACAGACGGTGAAACCCTTATCTACATGGCACCAACTGGTACCAGATATCAGGAAGATGATGGTACACAGTGGTATAAAAAGGCAATGCCAAATAATTGGGACACATTTGGTGGTGGTGTTGCTGCTAATGATAGTTCCGAAGCTAAGTCAATAGCTGTAATTGGTGAATCTGTCGCTGATAAAGCTGAATCTATGGCAAGATTTAATGCTATAGATGACTTCAGAAATTATTCTATGGCGGCAAGTGGTGCAGGAGGTTCTAGGGTAGGTAAATTAGTACATAAAACAACCACCCTTGATACTGTTGCTCTTGCAAAAGCAGATGCAGAAGCAACAATGCCTGCTATTGGTGTTATAACCTTGGATTTAGATTCTGCAGTAAGAGTTAAGAGCGTTCAAACCATATACACTAATATCAAAGCAGACTCTGAGGCAACAGTTGCTACAGGTGACAATGTGTGGGTTTCAACTAAAGAATCTGGTAAAGCAACTAGTTCACCTCCGAATGTTGGTGTTTGTCAACTGATTGGTGTAGCTGATAAGGCCGAATCAGAAGGTAACATTGACCTTCAATTTTCGCCGATGGTGATGGTCGGATTGTAGTTTACGGAATGGAATAATTTAATAAAGAAAAACTCCACACATACTTATAAATTTTATGTGTGGAGTTTTTACGTTAACGTTTTTTAATAAATACATTGTGGATATCGATTGAAGGAGCATTGTTACTAACCGCTCTGAAACATTCTGGACATAATCTATAGTAGTTTCCCCAAAGCGCTTTCTTACATTTTTTACATATTTTACCATTTGGCTTATTGTATTCTTCTTGTTCTTTTCTGTACATAGCATCATCAAAATATTCTTCGTCTTTTACTAAGGTCTTATTAAATTTGAGTATCTTCGATTTGTTGATATCAGTTTTCTTTGTTTTCTTTTTGATTTTTACTTTTTTGACCGCAATTTTATCTAATTTTTCTTTAAGTTCAAATCTCTTAATTGCTATTTCTTTTTTTCGTTTTTTGATATATCGTTCCTGTTTGATAGCATCTTTTTCTCGTTGACGCCGTTCTTTTACTCTTTCAGCACATATTATCTTCCATTTATCTATACATGTCTGTTCTCCACATATCCAGGATCGTCCATCTATGTGTTTTGGTATTCTTTTTTTACATACTTCACAAAAACGTATGGAACGTTTATTTCTACTATATGTATGGTAACGTTTAGCCCTGTTAATCTTCTTCTGTTCTTCCCATTTATCTATACATGTCTGTTCATTACAAGTAACCTTTGGCCATAAATCAGTACAGTCCTTGCCACATGTACGACACAATCTTATTTTTCTTTTTTTATTTTTTTTTGCAGCAATTTTTTGTTTTTGTTTTTTTACTTCTTGACAAATAGGATCTTTACAATATTTTGAATTCTTTTTTATTTTTTTTTTCGCAATGAAGACAATATCCCAATTTTTCTATTTTTCTTTCCATAGAATATCATTACCTTACTAGTTTTTTATTAAGAGAATATCTTTTTTATTTGTGGTTGTAGATCAGGAATTTTATACCATATGGCTTTATTATCTGTTAAATGAACAATTCTTTTCATAAAAATGGTTTGTTTTGGAAAATAATTTTCTTCTTTTATAATATATTGATACAAATTTAATTGTACAGCATATTCATTAAAATTGCATGCATCTAAAGAAGAAAATGGGTGATAGGCTCTGTCCCAGGAATTGGATGTCTTTATAGCTTTATCCGTTTTCCAATCAAGTAACATAACCCTATTACCAGCTATTAAAATAGCATCTAAAGTTCCTGCTAATTTTAGATTTAATGAAAAAACAATGTACTCAATCCCAAAAACTTCAAATTTATTTAGTAGTTGAAATGTTAGTTTTTTCAGAACTGGAATATATTCACCATAGGTTGTATAATCGAAGGGGACTTTTTGTAACAATTTTTCAGCATAGGTATGAAGAGTTTGTCCCTTTGTTCTTCCAACTAGTCCTTTGTGTTTCCAATTTTTTAGTACGGATTTCGCAGAAACAGCATTTTTTCTAGCATATATTTCAGCCTGTTTTTGCATATCAAATTCTGGAAAAAATGATTTTTTATATGATGTGACACTTTCAAGGAATACATTATCAACAATGTAAGAGTGCATATCCGAATCGAAAATGCACTCTAAATTGTTGTGTTTAACTGTTCTTTTCATGTACGTATTTTAGTATTTACATACATTTGAACTTATTTAGAATGATTTAAGAAGTTAATTTGTAGATCTTACTATCAACATTATAGGTAGAACCATTATGATGATTAGCTACTGATAAATAATGATCAGAGTCTATTGTGAAAAATTTCCAATCAACAGCTCCATTTGTGGGTATACTTTGAAATAATTCAAAACTAGAACCATCCCATTTATAGATCTTACTATTAATATTACGTGTAGAACCGTTATAATTATTAGCTACTGATAAATAATTATCAGAACCTATTGTGAAAAATTCCCAATCACGAGCTCCAATTGTAGGGATACTTTGAAATAATTCAAAACTATCGCCATCCCATTTGTAGATCTTACTATCAACATTATAGGTAGAACCATTATAATCATTAGCTACTGATAAATAATTATCAGAACCTATTGTGAAAAATTCCCAATCACGA